AGTGAAACTCAGGGAGAAATAACAATAAATTGCATTTTTGATGCAGAAACAGATTTGATTAAAACTATTATCCCTGTTATTTTTGCTGAAATTGTTTCTTTTCCTGAGACAGTTAAAGCAGATTATATGGATATTACGGGAAGATTTGGCGGAGGATAGAATGACTAGGAATAGAAAAGGTGAGTTTAAAGCAGAAAAAGATCCTGTAATTTCTTTAATCTGCTTTTTAGCTAAACATAAACAATATCCAGTTACGGCAGTATTTTTGCCAAATGGATCACCAACATTGGGTATTTATGAAAAGAAAGGAGATGATTATTTATTTAGAGAATTACCATATATAAATGATTTACTTCTTGAATTTGGATCTTTTATTCTTATTCTGCAAAAAGTACTAAAAGAAGGATTTTTAGTATCGTGCGTATCAGAAAAACTATGCCAACAAGGATTTTTTGGAGAATAGAAAATGATTACTGCGAAACTAATTGTTATTGTTATTTATGTTATTCTTGGCGTTATTTATGCAACAATCGCCTATTTGCAAAAGTTTAGTCTACTTGAACATATGGATAAAGATCAGGCGTTTATTACCAGAAAGGCATTGACTAATCCATTTTATTTCTTTGCTCATTTTGTTCTTTGTTCTGCTTTTTGGCCTGTAATTTTTATTACGGATATTCTTAGTGGTGCAGAACTTCTTATTTTTCTTGCAGTAATTGCAGAACAGCAAAAGTCAAAATAAATAGAATAAAGTAAAAAGAACTCCCGCTGAGGGAGTTCTTTTTATTTAACAACAAAGGGGGGAAGTATGAAAAACTAAATAATATAATATAATAACACAACACACAATTCGATTCTATTTCTTGTAAAGGGGTTTGAAATGAATAAGGTTGAAAAAGGTTTTCTGTCTGTTGTAATGTTGGCTATTTTAGCCGTATTGATTCTTATTTTTCTAAAAGATTGTAATTGTTGTTGTGAAACAAATTGTGTAATGGAGTCAATTTATGAAATTGTTCAAGTGACTCAAGTTGTTGAAGTAACAGAAGAAGTGGAAGTAACAGAAATTGTAGAAATTACAAAAATTGTAGAAATTACTCCAACAACTACTCCTACTCCTACTTCTACTTTACCTGGATTTATTACTCCAATTATTCCAACAAGTATTCCAGTAACAAAAACTCCAGGATTTAATCCTACGCCAATTGTTCCAACAAATATTCCGCCAACAATTCAGCCAACAAATGTTGTTCCAACAAATATTCCTCCAATTCCTACTGAAGAAGATCATTGTAATAATGGTGTTGGAAATGGAGAAGATTGTCCAGTAAATGATCAAATTGATAATGATATTTGTGGAGATCATCCTTGCGCAAAAGAAACAGCAAAAGCTAAACATTAATAAATAATTTATCACATAAAACAGCGCCTAGAATAAAATCTAGGCGCTGTTTTTATTTAAGGAGATATAAATATGCACAGTGTTAACGAAGATACTTTACAAAAAATTCTAGAACAATTGGATAGTTTTATGGGATTTATGGGGTTTGGTCGAGAATATGAAAAGATTGTAAAAATTATTCTAGAACTCTCAAAAGATCCCTCTATTGATTTTTCTAATTATCACAATATTCAATATGAATTGAGAAGGAGAAAATAAAAATGGAACCAAAGATAGAAGGAAAAATCTTTTGTAATAATTGTGATGAGATCGTACCAATTTATTTTTTATTTATTGAACCAGCAGGAGAAGAAATAAATGAAGAATGGCATGATGGAATTATTTATGGGTATCAAAGCTGTAATTGTGGATTAAGCGGAAATAAAAAATTTACTACGAAAGAAGTAACAAATGTTATGCTTTCTTATTATTGTACTTATCTAAAGAGAAAAATAGTAATTCCGCTTGAAGAAGTGGATTATTATTTCTACTATTGTGATTTATGTGATTTTCACGGTAGAGCAATGAAAAATGTTTTTTGTGAATGTGGTAATGTTCACGAATTTGAATTATTAAGTAACTAATAATAAAAACAACCCCTAAAAGGGGGTTGTTTTTATTTAAGGAGAAATAAAGAAATGATAACAAAAGAACAACTAGATTATGTGGAAGGAATTCTTTCTATTTTAGAAGAATCTAGAACTACTTTTTCTACAATTAGAAAGAATATTGTATTAGTAATCAAGGCTTTAGAAATTAATGGAGTACATGAATACTTAATAAGGGAAGATCCAGATGACTCTAACAGATTGATTGTTTATATAAATTGCGAACTATGGCAATTTTATGCTATCTATAATACTTATGAGAATCTTTTATGGAGGAGCGTATACAATGATTAATATTTCTTTGCGTTCTCGTGTAATTGCTTTACTTCTTATTTCTTGGAATAAGAAAGGTCGTGCTAATTCAGAAAGTTATTTCAATATCTGTAATAAGATTATTGAATTGGGAGGAGAAGAAGTAAAAGATGATTGGTTTGTTCAAGCAATTGCTGGTGGTAATTCAAAATTTCCAGAAGATGTTTTAGATGTAGCTTTACGCTATATTGAAAAACAATATCCTGGATTGACTGAACATTTAGAATCACTATAAAGTAAATAAAAGAACCTGGATTTATTTCCAGGTTCTTTTAATTTAAGAACAAATAAAAGGGGGTTATTATGAAGTAATAAATAAATATTTTCCTGTAAATCGTCAAATCCAATACTCAAAAAATAAGGAGAATATAAAAATGGTTGCTGTTATTACTTTTCCGTTTAAACTGATCTTTTGGATTTTTCAGGTGCTTTTCAGTATTCTAAAATTTATTTTTTCTCCCACAGGTTTGATTGTTTGTTTATTGCTTGCAGTTGTAGTAGTAGGAATTAATATTTACAATACTAATGTTTCTCATGGTGAATCTAAACACGGTGCAGATGCAATTTTAGCACAAAATTGTTTTGATCAATTTGGAATTGATTTAACAGTAAGAGACGATGCAACAAATAAACAAGCAGAATATTGTTTAGATGAAGAAGGAAGAATTGCAATTCGAATTGTAAAACTAATTAGTGGAAGGGCAGAAGAAATTACAAAATTTGTTCGGCATGACAAAGCATATACATTTGAAGAATTAATTGCAATTGCTGATGAAGAATATGGAAAGTATGGTTATATTTCTTTTATTGGTGAGAGAGTGTATCCATATATTATTATTCTTCCGTAAATAAAAATTAAATATCTTACTTTAAAACAGCCCGGAAAAAATCCGGGCTGTTTTTATTTAAGTAGTTGCAAGGAATACACAAATTGATTTGTGTAAAGGTCTTATTCTTTTATTCAAAAAAGAAGGAGTAGAATGGCTAAAGGAAAAATTAGAGATTTCGGTAAAAACAATAAAACTATAGGAAATTACAAACTTTGGAAACAAAAAATACCGGATATAGAAGTAACACCAAAAGAATATATTACGTGTACGTTATTTCTAATTTTTGTATTTTTTGTTCTTCCGGCGCTAATTCAAATTTATATTGTAAAGTAGGATGTTATGCCAGTAATGTTGATTCTTTGGTTAGTTGTTTTGGTTTCAATCATTCTTCTATTTGTTGGTAAAGTTCTAAGGTGGTTTTAATGAAACATTTTACTTGTTTTATTGTTTTGGTAATTGTTGTTATGCTTATTCTTTCTGTAGCTCCTGTTGTTAAATGCGCAATGTATGCTAATCAACAGAATACTACCTATTCTTATGAAAAGGGAAAATGTTTTGTTGAAACAGAATTTGGAAAAACGGAGGTTTCATGGTAGAAAAAATTATTTTGGTTATTCTACTTATTATTGTTTTGGCTTTAGTTGGTTATTTTTTACCAATTATTGCTGAAAGTTCTGGTGAAGATTATTGTAAATCAAGAATGGAGCGCCTAGGATATAATTATTATCAGTATTCAAGTTCTCAAGGTTGTTTTATTTTGGGTGATGATGGTAATTGGTATAAACCGGAAAATATTCCCACTAGATCTGCACCGTAGGAGAAATAAAAATGAAATATATTGTTACTGATAAGATTGGTAATCTGTATAGTATGTGGTCGGATGAATTAACAAACGATTGGAAAAAAGTTTTCAAATATTCTTCTAAAAGCTTTGCAGAAATGCAGGCAAAAAAAGCAAATGGTCATGTATTTGTAATTAGTAGTCTACAAGAAGTAGAACAAAAAGAACTTTTAGCTTTTATTTGGGGTTTATTGTGTATAATATTCGGAATGGTCGCTAGTGCTTTAGATTTTGGATTTGCTGGAATTGTTTCTACAGTTATTCTAGCTTATGCTTTATATCTATTCATGGTAAGAGAATAATAAAAGATAAAGCTCCCTGATAGGGAGCTTTATTTATTTAAGGAGGCAAGCTTATAAGATAAAAATAAAATATTTTTATCCGATAATAAAGATACTATTCTATAAAAGGAGATAAAACAAAATGTATGATGATTTTCCTCAATTTGATGTTCTTGCAAGATATAAACCGGGACAAATGACAAAAGAAGAATTAACTCCATTTCTTACTGAATTTCTTAATCGTGTAGGTGTAGAAACAAACAATAAAAACTTTGCCTTGACTCCATATAATGATGATGAAAATTTAGGGTTTAATTTTAGTGCAGTAACACTTAGAATTGATTATTATGATGAAACACAATTTCAACTTAGGTTTAATCTACAAAGATTTCTATCTAATTGTGGAATTTGTATTATTTCCGATCTCTCAATTAAACGTAGGCATCCTACTTACGGTATTATGGGTACAACGGATATAAATGATTATATTGTTTTCTTTAAATTATTGGAGAATCTACTCTATAGTTATAATTTTTCTGTGCTTATGTATACTACATTATCAACATCTAGATATAATCTAATGAATGAAACTTTTTCTCAATTGAACTGGACAAGGACAGGAGAATTTCTTAATCCTAGATCAGGTAATACAAATTATATTTGGCAGAAATATATCAGGAGTTAATAAGATGCCCAGACAAAATTACGCAATTTTAGATTCATTTGGATTAGAAATTGAAACAGAAGGTATTATTCGTGGAAGTTTACCTAGGGAATTTAGAGCTTATTTTTCAGAAGATCATGATGCAAGTATTGAAACGCCTGTTTTTAAAGATCCAGAAATTGATGATATATATTTTATAGAAAATAATGATAATCAGAATCTTCTTCCAATTACTGTTGGTGATGAATTAGTTTCAAGGGTTTTAGATATTAATGATCCAGAAGTTCCTAAAATTTTAGGTAGATTAACAGAATGGTTATATGAAAATGGAGAATCAGAGGAAAGTTTTCGTGCTGGTACTCATATTCATATTTGTATGCCATATAATTTAGCAATTCTTCAAAACTTTGTACGTCTAGTTAAATTCTCAGAACAGATCTTTTATTATATTGGAGGTCAAGGTTATCAATTCCGAGGAACTTTAAATGATTTTACTTATTGTAGACCTATGACTTCTTTTGGACCTTCTGTTATTCATACTACTCCTCCAATTCAAGCTTTTAATCTTAATAATATGGAAAGAGCAAAAACATTAGAGCATTTCTTTGATAGTTATGGAATGAATTATAATAATCCTCCTGGTAAATATAATCCTTCCAGGTATAATTGGTTTACTTTTTATCCGTTGCTCACAAAAGGTACAGTTGAATTGCGAGTTCTAAATAAATCTTTAAATCCTGGTTATATCATGGCGGCTGTTCATTTATTTAGAGCTTTTTGTGCAAGAGCAATTAATACTGTTCCTGAACTTCCAACTAATTCTATTTATGACGAACATAATAAAGATAAAGTAACTTATGATTTAGGGTTGCTATTAGATCTTTTAGGTTTTGATAATAATAAAGTAGTTCGCACCCTGTTTAATATTATTAAGCGTACTCCTGATATTGTGATAAATAAGGAATATATTTATACGCATCTAAGACCTGGAAGATATAGTACCTATGTGCCTAATTATTCTAAGGTGGAAACACTTGAGTTTAAAGAAATAAAAAATCCAAATTTTGTTGATATTCATACTCTTGGGAGATAATTTATGTGTCAATTAGTTTTATCAAATCTTAGAAGTCCAGCGCTAAATAAGACTCATATGTATAATCAATTTATTCAAGATACTACTACATCGAATAGAGATGGATTTGGAGCTTTTTGTGCATATAAATTAAATAAATCAAAACTGGATGTAAATCTTGTTTCTAATTTTGGTGTTTGGTTTAGAGATTTAATTCTTGATAGTGTTTGTCCTGTAATTGGTCACGTAAGATTAGCAACTCACGCTGTAGGAAAGAAAACAATTGATGATAGTTCCTCGCATCCATTTGAAACAAATAAATTAGTTTTAGCACATAATGGAGTACTGGAATACAAAGATTTAGAAAACGAAAAGAAACATAAAGATATTACTGTTGATACGCAGATGTTTTTAGCAGAATTAGATGAAAGATATAACGGTAATAATTTTGTAGCGGCGTTACAAGAAACTATGGAATTGTTTTATGGAACGTTTGCATTTCTTATTTATTCTAAACTTGAAGATCGTTATTTTATTGTAAGGGGTAGAACAAAACAATTAAATGTTTGTACTGTTTCTTATGAAAATAGAAATCATGCAATGGTTGCAGGTATTGTTGTTAATACTGACGCATTAGATCTTGAAAAAGCAATTAAGAAAACAAAAGCGCTTGCAGAAATGAATTTAATGGTACGAAATTTTGAACATGGAAAAACAGAATTACTTAAATCAGAAACAATTTATGAATTAATTGCTAATCAAAGTGTATTATTAGAACTTGGAACTATTAAGGAGAATGACCGGCCAGTCAAAACTTTTTTTTCTGGGACCAATACTACGACAGCGATTACTACTGTTGTTAAAGATAATAAATTCGCCAATAAAATAGTAGAATTTCTAAGAAGTTCCGGCCTGTCAATTTCAGAATTAGATTATTTAGTGTATGTAGCTTATGAAAGTTGTTTCTTTGAAATGACAGAAGAACAATTTGATGAATTAACTTCAGTTTATACTAAAAAGATTAAGCCGTTTCAGAGTAAAGCAAAAGAAGAAATTTGGATTCAGTTAGTTAAGATCTTTCAAAATAGTATGGATATATATAAGCTACATCCAGAAATTAAGTTTCCACATTGTTTAAATAGTAAAGATACCTTAAAGAAAGTTCTTAATAAGTATACAAGGGGTTAATAATGAAAACAAAACTTACTAGAATTTTAACTGCAAGCGGAAGTTTTCCTTCTGCTAGATTAATTCGTGATGCTATTCAAGAGATTACTGGAAAAAAGTATTATATTATTGATGAATCAAAAGATACAGATATTTTATTTCGTTATGGTAATAGTGTCAGTGTAAGCGGTAATGATCCTGGATATAATTCTGTTGATTTTATTAATCTTTGTCGTGATAAATATAAGTTTTCTAAGTTTTGTATTAAGAATGGAATTTATACTCCGGTTTATTTTACTACTGAAATTCCAGAAAAGTTTCCTGTTATTATTCGTACCACTATGACAGGATTTGGTGGTGCGGGTATTATTATATGTAATAGTATGGAAGAATTTAAAGCTAAAATGCGCCAAGGATGTTATTGGACATATTTTATTACTACTTCATTTGAATTACGAGTACATTTATTTGATGAAACAGTTAGTCGTTTAGTAAAGAAAGTGAAAAACGATGCAGAAGAAGATAAATATCCTATTAGAAATTCTCATAATGGTTATCATTTTTCTTTGCGTTCTGAAGAAAATCTTAGTAAGAATTATGAAAGAGCTTTGGAAGTAGTAGGAAGATTAGCTAAATTATTTGTACCACTTGGTGGTCATTTTTCTGGAATTGATTTAGGATATGATCCAGAAAGAAAAGAATATATTGTATTTGAGGCTAATTCTGCTCCTGGATTATCAGAAAATAATGCAAGGGATTATGCTAATTTTATTGTTTCAAATGTTATCCAGAAAGGATTAGGTAATGGCTAATGATTTTTATCGGACAAAAACATATTTGGGAAGAACTTAGTTATATTATTCCTGAATTACAACGTGGCAAAAATGTAAATATTATTATTAGAGCGCCTTCTGGTTGCGGAAAAACAAAACTTGCAATAATATTAGCTAATTTTATTTCTGAGAATCATATTACCTATTATATTCCTGATGATGATGGAAGATTAGACTTTGAACCAACAACCAGGATTATAATAATTGATGAAATTCATACGTTAACGCAACCAGAAATTCTTTATCCTTTCATGGATTCAGGAAATCATATTTTTATTCTATGTTCAAATGAATTTGGAGAACTAAAAGAGCCATTAGTAAATAGATGTATTGATCTTAACTTTGAAGAATATAATACCGCTGAAATCGCAGAAATAATTAACCATGACTTTCTTGCAATGGGGATTCGTTTAACAAATGATGTTCTGCGAGAAATAGCAAGTAATTGTAATGGTGTTCCTAGAATAGCCAGACAAGTTACGCAAAGATTATCATTTATTTTTAATGTTCGCGGTATTCCAGAAACAGTAGAAGAAGTAAGAGATGTTCTTATAAATATACTTCAGATTGAAAATGGATTAAATGTATTTCATCGTAAGTACTTAGATTTTTTACAGAAAACAGAAAGGGCCAGTTTAGATCTTATTTCTTTTGCTACTAGAATAGATAAGAAAACAATTCAAAAAGAGATAGAACCGATATTGTTACAAAGAGGTTTAATTTCTATTACATCAAGAGGGAGAAAACTAAATGTCAGTTAGAATTACTAAGAATTATTCTACTTTTACTGATTCTGTGCCCACTTTGTGGGATTATACAAAAATGAAAGAGGGATCATATTATTATTATACGGGAGCAAAAGATCAAGAAAAAATTTGTATTGTTAATCCTGATGAAGAAATTTTAACTTCACAATTTGATTCTGCTAATTGCGATTATTTAGATAGGCGCGTAGATGAGATTTTACAAGCATATAGAAATAAAGGTCTTTCTGGTTGTAAAGTTTTGGTAGCATATGAATCAGAAATTGATTTTATTTATAACTTTACAACCAACGACTGTCTAACAGAATATATTAGTTACACTCCTAATGTGTTTTCTTCATCTATGATTTTTGTTTTAAATAGTCAATACAAGCCGTATAGGGTAAATAAAGCTAGAGTTCCTGGTATTACTATGTTAAATTATACTGATGCTATGCTTACTGGTAATATTTACGCAGATAATGTTGAATTGTTTTTTGAAGTAGTAAAGCAATTGCATACTTTATCATTTAGTCCAATGGATAGAAAAGATTTGGGTAATATGATTCTTCCAATTGCAGAACCTGCGCTTAAAGATACGCAAGTACATGACATTGCTGTTTATTTTGCTAAAGTAAAAGGAAAGAAAACAAAAAGTGCATTTGAGGAATATGAAGATTTAGTTAGTGAGAATGTATATTCAAACGGGTATAACCCAGATAAAATATTGTTTTCAGAATTATTGGGTACTGGCGTACCAATGGTAGATAAAGAAGTAGATGTTGATATAGATATTTATATTGACGGTTATGGAATTAAAAGTTGTAAGATTCTCCCATCCGGTAGATTATTATTTCAAATTAAAATTGAACATGGTGAAGAATATGATGTAAGAAAAATTGAAGAAATGTTAGGCCATAGTGAATATACTCTTGAATTCATTGTTTCATAAGGAGTAATAAAAATGTATTTCCATAGGAATTGCGGCGGTCCTGTATTTGTTGTAAAACAAGTTATTGTTACTTGTGGTTTAAATATTACTGCTGGTGGCCTTCAAATTGCTGGAAGTGGTAAACTTAATAAACAAAGGAATTCTAGAACTACTTTTATTTGTGGGGTATGTAATAAAGAACTTAGTTCATTTACAGATGAAGTTGTTTGTCGTTGTTCAGAATGTGGAGAAAACTTTTCAGCAGATAATTTATATGTATTAAACGCTGTAGGTGGAATTTATTGCGGTGAATGTGCCGAAAATCAATATTCTGGTACACGCCGAACTAAAGTTTCAACTATTATTTCTAAGGCTATGTAAAGGAGATTAAACAAAATGAATACAAATCTAACTTTTGGTACCGATCCTGAATATTTTATTGTGGAAAATATTAATGAAAAAGAGTATGGTGTTCCTGTTCCTCATTTTATTGAAAATCTTGGTGTTCCAGAAATTGGATATGATGAAACGCGCAAACATCCTGTAATTATTAAAGAAGATAATTACCGTATTATGATGGATGGAATTGCCGCAGAATTTACTGTTCCTCCAGTTAAAACTGCAATTGAAATGTTCAATAATGTAAATGCTGGTTTGGATCATTTGCGCAATTTTTCAAAATCATTTGGTTATGATATTTCTGTAAAACCTACTGTATATTATGATTTTTATAAGTGGTATCGTGAAGATAATAAAGCACTAGAATGGTGTGGTGTATTTGGTTGTGATCCTGATAGGGATGCAATTCTTGAATTTTATAATTCTCCTACTATTGATGTAACTACTCATCCTTATAGGTATGGTGGAGGACATTTACATATTTCTGATAATAATCAAATTATTAAAGATCTGCCTATTCCATTTATTCGTTTGCTTGCCTGTACTGTAGGAAATTATTCAATTGCAAGTTCTCCATATCCTGAGCTAGAAAAAGCAAGAATGTTTAAATATGGACAGCCTGGACGTTATCGTGTTCAGAATTATCCTGATGGTAATATTGGTGTAGAATATCGTAGTCCTTCTAATATTTGGACGACTAATTTGGAATCAATTGAAGGAGTATTTTATTGGGCAAATAGAGCATATGAATTACTTCAAGATCGTGATCGCGCAATTAATATTTTAGAGACATTCCTTGATCTTACTATAGAAACAATTCAGGCTGTAAATCAGGAACAGGCTAAATACATTCTTGAACAAATTGAAAGGATGTAATAAAGTGGCTAAACTTAAAGAAATTGAAATTTATTATTTTGATCTAGAAAAGCATGGTCATAAAATTGTTGAATCTGTTGTGTATAAGAAAAAGTTTTATTATAAAGTAGAAGTTGGGGGAGTTTCTGGTACTTTATTTTATGATTATTACGTAGAAAATGGCCCAGGAAAAATAGTTATTACTGCTAAATCTGGTGAGTGGTATCGTCCAATGACATTAAAATTAGTCGATGATACAGAATATTATAGAGCAAAAAGATTAAGTAAACTTGAAAGAATTATTAATAATATTAAAAATTGTGATCTCGTTAATAATATGTTTTATTTTCTTTCTATATTGTGGCTTTATCTTATTGTATTAGGTGCTAGTGCAACCATTGTTATTGCACTTTTGGCTATTTTTGGTTTTCTAGGTAAATAAGGAGAAAATATAATGACCGAAAACATGAATAATCTAACATGGAATGAAGATCTGGATGATCTTATGGAAAATATGCCAGAAGAAACTGAAGAAGAAATGGAAGAAAATCCAGGATTTGAATTTGCAAATCCAGATCGTATTAATAGGCGAAGTATTTTTAATATTGCTGCTATTCCTGTTGTTGGTCCTAATACTCTTGAATATCAATTTAGGGATTTAGTTACCTATAGGAAAAATCCAAAAAGAAAAGGAAAGAAAGTTGGTGTAGCACACAGGTCATTCTTTCATTCTGTTAAAGCACATATTCCTAGTGCTGAGCTTATTATGGATTATGATGCAAATAATATTAAAAAGTATGATCTAATTATTTTTACTGGTGGAGAGGATGTTAGTCCAACCTATTATAGTGAAGATAATCAATATTGTCATGGTGTAAATAGTAATAGGGACCAAATTGAATTTCATATTTTACGTGCGGCACAATTGTTTAATAAACATATTGTTGGTTTTTGTCGTGGTCTACAATTAATTAATGTTGGTTTTGGTGGATCTTTGTATCAAGATTATAATATTGCTGGATTTAAATATCATCCAGGAGATCACCCACTAGAAAATGTTGTTTCTGGTAGTGTAATTAAACAATTTTTTGGAGATCATACTGTTGTTTCTGCTCACCATCAAGGAATTAAAATGTTGGGTGAGAATTTAAATCCTAGTTCTTCTTATAAGGGAATTATTGAATCTATTGAAACAGATCACGTAATTGCTACACAATTTCATCCAGAATTTGAATCTTCTTCTGAAGAACACGTTAAAAATTTCTTTAAATTTCTAGTAGAGGAGTGGTAAAAATGGGCATCTTTTATAAGAATTTTGAAAATGATCAGGTTGCATTAAATTATATGGATGCAAATTTTATGGATAAAGTTCCATATACATATATGTGTTTTGGTGCATTTAATGCTTATGCAAAACCAAAAGATGGTCCAATTTATTTATCTACGGCGTGTGATAGGAAATATGCGCAGAAGATTATTGATTTGTTTAATGCTGAATTTACTAATATTCAAATTAGAGTGCTTGCTTTTTATGAATATAATTCAAATGCGTGGGGTACTACTGGCAGAGTACATACTGGTAAGCTTTGTTATATATTCTATACAATTGAATTTAATGAACGTTATAGTAATTTTCTAAAGCATATTCTATATGTAATGATTGGGGAACTTATTCGAAATATCAACATTGAATATACTGGTTATGATCGTATTGAAACGTTTGCTGATTATTTTGATTATGAAAAAACTGATTCTTTAGCGGGACTTACATTTTATGTAAATGTTGATTACAGCGAATTTAAGTTATTTGATAACGTGGAAGAAATTACAAAAGTATTTACCGATGATAGTGTTTATCCTGGATTATCTCCAAAAGAACAATCAATTCTTGGTGCCTGTCAATACGCATATCGTTCTTATCAAGTATCATTAGAATATATCGAAAAAGGTTATTTTATTCCACCAACTCGTGCTATTCTTGCTTTACGTCAATATTATTTCAAGGAGGTATTATAATGGGAAGTTTCCATTATTCTGGTTATAGTAGTGATGAACAATTTTTAAAATATCTAGATTATAAAATGGAGCGTAATAAAATTCCTGCTGATTGGCCTTGTTTTGGTGGAATACATGAGGCGTTTCAATATGAATTTCTAAATCCATATATTACACAGATTTGTAATTCTCAATTCTTTCATCATTTTGTTAATGAATTTAATAGTAAGTTTAGGCACATTAGAATTAGAATTGTAAAGGAATATAAAATTTGTGGAAGTGATGACGGTTATGGAGTTTATGTATTTCAAGAAAAAAATAAGGAAGATTTTATCCTACGATATAATCTTAAAGAATTAGAATATTCTAGCCTGTTTGGTTATACTGTTGAATTTGATCCAGGATATAATAAATGTGTTCAACTGTGCTTTATTCCCATTATTGGAGAACTTATTCGAATGGGAAATAATCTAGAATATCAAAGACTATATGAACATACAACCTCATTACTTAATCCAGATGAAAATCTAATTCCACAATTGATTCGAATCTCTAACAAGATTGGTAAAAGTATTCCAGGAAATCCATTTTATGTTCCAGTAAAGGAGGAAAACTTTTATTCTTTTGATGATATTTATAGGATGGCTATTTATTTCAAACCCGATGCTACAATTCCTGATATAGAAAAAAGTGGATATGTTATGCACAACACGCGTATTAAACTAACAAGATTTTATCCTCCGACTCAAATAATGTTATACTTGGAAACATCTACTGTAGAGGAGTAGAAAATGAAAAAACTAGAACCAGTAATTATGTTAACACAAGTTATTATGAATGCAAATGATATTACAGAAGAAGTGCAATATGCTTTTGTTTTAAAACAACTTACAGAAGATGATAATAAACTTATGGATTGGTGGAGTAATATAGAAGATTATCATGAAGGACTCGATATAAAAGTTCTTTGTGATGATATAATTAAAATTGAAGAAGTAGAATATAAACTATGTAGATTAATTTGGAGATGGGGATGAAACACTTTTTTGTAACAATTCTTGGTTTAGCAATTATAATTCTTTTAATCTTTGGTGTAGCTACCGCTGTTGGTATGTAAAGGAGTATTATTATGGACGTAATTGATTTAAAGTGGATGCGAGAAAATAGAGAACATTTACGCAGGCCATTTGAAGAATTAACAAGTTTTCCTAAAATAGAACCCAACCAAGTTTTTATTTCTCATGTGGGTGATGGAGAATATACTTTTAATGTATTTGGTTCTGTTCACACGAATATGGAAGTATTCCTAAACAAAGTATTATCTTATTATTCCTATTATAATATAAAACGAGAAGAACTAATTATTTTATGTGAGGGTAATGAATATCTTGTTATACACCCACACAATAATTCTTTTTCTGTTATCGCAAGATTAACTCTTGCAACAATTAATCCAGAAACTTTTCCAATTGAAAGTGAGATGTAGTATGTCATGTAATTATAGGATATTTAATAAAGATAGTACTACTGATCTTGAACAAGTGGTTCATGATTTTATTGTAGAATTAGAATCATATTCTGCTGGTGGTAAAAAATCATTTCAAATTCTAGATGTAGTGTGGAAAGATAAACAAACAATTGTATATTATGAAAAACTATAGGAGTAAATTATGGCTAGGTTAATTTGTTTATTTGGATCTGTAATTGCATTTGTTTGCTCTGGATTATTCTTGAATTACCAAGGATATAGTTCTCCAATTTTAACTGTCATTGGTTATATCCTGATTATAATTGGAGCCGTTTTAATTCTTTGCGCAGTATTTGGTAAGTAAAAGGAGTATAATATTATGGTTGCACTACGAAATAAATTTACTGGTCTCTATTTGAAAAAGGGAAGATATACTTATGATTATGCCAGTGACAAAACTAAAGCTGATTTAGCATACACAGATAATATTAATTTGGCAAAAAGGTTTACTCGTGGTGGTCTTGCCAACAGTTTATATAATAAAGCTTTCCTTGCAAAAAATACTGTACATTATCCTGGTAATATTGCATCGTTTACATCTTATCAAGTATATTGGGGATTTGATAAAAGCTTTTTTGAAATTGTAGAATTAGGTGAAAACAATGAAAAGAATGATAATGTACAGTCCTGAAAAAGGAATGATAACTTTAGGAGGACTTCTAGAAATAAATACTGTTATAATTAAACCAACCAACCTTGATGATTTTATTTGTCCTAATTGTAAAGAGACTATGTTTACATATAAACAAATTGCAGAAGAAGAATTGTATGAAAAAGTTTTAAATCTTTTTTGTAAATGTGGCTGGTCTGATACTATTGTTTTTACCGAACCAAAGTTTATTATTAAGGATGGTCAGGTTGGAATGTATAGAGAAGATACAGGAGAATTATGGATTGATTTAGATGAATATGGTTCGTGCGCAGGTAATGATCCAGAATTATTTATTTGTCCGGCCTGTAGAAAAGTTGTATTAACAATGAGACATATTAGAAAAGAAAATTGGTGGGGAACAACACGAGAAATTAATTGTACTTGTGGTTGGAACGAACGAGTATTTTTATTTTCCCATGAATAGGAGTAACTATGTATATTGTAAAGCATATCCCTACTGGAAAGTATATTAAGAAAACAAGGTACAATGTACTTTGGGAATTAAATAATCCTAGTATGCACCATTATGCACTAACAGATGATATTAATAAAGCCAGAATTTATAGATTAATGAGTCATATAACCAGTTCTCTTGGTACTCAACCTATTATAAAAAGAGAAATGAAAGAAGTTGTAGAATATGGTGGAAAGAAAGTAATTAAAGAAGTAATTATCTATGGAGAAACAAGAGTTAATCCAGAAGTATTTGAAGTTATTGAAATGGAGATGAATATAAAATGAAAACTTTGCTTAAAGTATTATCTTTATTTATTACTGTACCGCTAGCTATTACAATTTCATTGTACGGTCTTTCTGGTTCATTATATTTAATGACTACACTTCCATCATTTGTAACAATTGAACCTTTGTTTATATTTGTTTCTGTATTTTTTGGTATGATTGGTGTAATTGGTATGTTATTATTTTCCATTGGTATGCTATTAGGGTTCATATGGTTTTATTTTGGGGTTGTATTTCCATATAAGGAGGCATAATTTATGCGTACTTTAGCATCTATTCAAAAAATTGTAGCTATTAATCCTATCCAAAATGCAGATAAAATTGAAGTTGCTACTGTACTAGGATGGGAGTGTGTAATTGCCAAGAAAGATAATCTTAAAGTTGGTGACCTAGTAGTTTATATTGAAATTGATTCTATTGTACCAGATAAACCAGAATTTGAATTCTTGCGAGAACGTAAATTTAGGGTACGAACTATTAAACTTCGTGGTCAAGTTTCTCAAGGTTTAGTACTACCATTATCTGTATTACCAAATAAAACTTGGAAAGAAGGAGATGATGTTACTGATATTATTGGTGTAAAGAAATATGATCCAGAAGGGGAAGAAGAAGAAAAAATTGCAAAGGCTTTATCTTATAAAGAAGATAATAAAATTAAAAAGTATCTGCTACAAAATAAATGGTATCGTAAATTATTCTTGAAAAAGGAATGGCGTGGTTGGCCTAAGTTTATTGCTAAAACGGATGAAACGCGTATCCAAAATTTTCCAAATTATTATGATAGGTGGAATGATCGTTTATTTAGTGTAACAGAAAAATTAGATGGGCAATCTGCAACTTATTTTTTAGTTAAAGATGGATTTTTTATTTTTACTAAATATCATTTTGGTGTTTGTAGTCGTAATATGCGTAGAGGTAAACCAGATAATAGTAGTTATTGGGAGGTTGCTAAGAAATATAATATTGAATCTATTCTACGAGGTCTAATTAATAATCACAAGTTTGTTGCAATTCAAGGTGAAATTGTAGGCCCAAGGATTCAAGGAAATAAATATGGATTAAATGAAAATCAATTCTTTGTATTCAATCTTATTTATCCAGGTACTTCTTATCCTATCGTTAGTGGTCTAGCAAAAAATATTCTAGAAAAAGAAGGATTAAATTTCGTACCAGTTTTAGATCAAGTATTTGAATTACTTCCTACTATGCAAGAAATGGTAGAATATTCTAAAGGTAGATCTGTAATTAATCCTGATGTTACTAGGGAAGGAATTGTAATGCGTTCTGGTGGAATTAGTTTCAAAGTTATTAATCCTGATTTTCTTTTGGAGCATGGTCTATAAAAGGAGATTATAAAATGAAAATCGTAAATAAAATTGGATTAGAATTTGAATATTTTCTTGTTAATCCTAAGACTAATACACTGGTTATTCCAGAATTATATGATTTGGAATGTGATGATTTTATTCTATTGGGGGAAGTTAGACCTGATCCAGGAATTTCTACTTCAGAAGTAATCGGTAATTTTTATAAAGCACTAATAAGAACTAGGAAACTTGTAGCAGAAGATAAACTGGTAATGGATTTTTCAGGAGTAAAAGAAATTACTCCACAATTTAAAGCAGAAATTCTACGCAAGATTGGAACAAAAGAAATAGCACATGCAAAGAATATATATAAAACAGATATTCTTAATCTATCAGACGATGTTGTAGAAGATGGTAGAGTTATTACTTGTTATGTTTCCACAGGTTTGCATGTACATTTTTCTAGATCAGCAGAAGAAGAATGGGTAGATAAAGATAATAGAAAACAATCTTCAAAAATTAATCTTCTTACTACGTCACAAATGTTTTCTATTATCCGGTCTATGGATAAGAATATTCTACCTAAACATAATCTTGGCGTAAACTTAAAGTATAGAAATCCTGGATTTTATGAATTGAAATCTCATGGGGGTTTTGAATATAGAAGTTTACCTATGTACAGTAACTTCCTAAACCTAGAAGAATTGGAAAGTTTAGTAGATTATTCTTTTGGTCTTCTAAAAAAGCTAGATAAATAGTTAAATAAAAAACCCCGGAGGAAAACTCCGGGGTTTTTTTGTTTAATTTTACGGCAAAAAATTTTCGCAATTTTCAAGCAGTAAATTCTGGAATTATACGAACAATTAAACTTTTATATCTGAACTTTAGGCAGAGAAGATCAATGTCCGGCGGTACTATGGGTAAAGTAAATACTTCTATTTGATCTAATCCAGCAATATATCCAGGATGATATTCACCCAGAGTAGATTCTAAATAGCCAAAGAATTTTACGAACCAAATACAATATTCTTCTTGTTCTTCTGGACAATTTAATATTGATATTTCACCACCTAGTATTCCATATAATAAATCTAATCTTACAATTCTTCGTATAACTTGTTCAAATAATTCTGGATCATCCTGGTAATATACTTCTAAATTATCTGAAGTATAATCCCTCAATGCCCATAGCTCTTTTAGTAGTTCTAAATTATTGTTAGTAATGGCGAATTCGTTGCATTGGAAAAATTTGGAATTTGTATTTATCTCTGTCATATTGCACACGAATCATTTGAGCAGTACTTCTCTCCCAAACTTTCTTGGGAAAAGGAATGTGAGAAATCCAAGGGTAGTAAATTCTTTGACATTTCTTCATATCTCTCCTTGGTAATTTCCTCATAAGGCATTTGAGGATAAGCACCATAAGAAATCTTTGGTAGAAAACTTACTGCCTTTAATTTGAATTGGAAATAATTCAAAGCATTAGCAATATCTTTACCTTCTTTTTCTGGATCAAATGTTACGGTAACTGAGACTGAATTATCTGCCCAATTTTCCTGTGCAAATGCAGCTAAAGATAATTGTTCCCACATAGATACTTCTTTTAGTGTTCGGATATGTTCTCCTAGACATACTGGAAATTCTACTACTACCGTTGAATCTTCTTGTCCTACTGCTGGTTCTACATGAAAACCTGCGTTCAATAAACTTTCTACATATTGAGAGTTCTTAGCAAGTCTAACTCTACGAATATAATATCTAGATTCAGGGAAATGAATTCCTGGTGTTACTCCTGCCAATAATGATAATGTTCCTGATGGTTTTACTGTGGTAACTTTTATTGACTGTGGTACAGCAAACCACTCTGAATAAACTTTATCATAATACTTGGCTGTATTATATCCATGTTCCATCCATTCTCCTAGCTCCCTTATTCCATAATCTGAAACAAATTGTGCTATGCCCGTCATGGACAAACCAATTCTTCTATTTCTTAGCATTACTCTATTTGTATCTTGCCAATGTGTATTGAGTAATGTAATTGTTTTAGCAAATAAATAAGCATACTTGATTGTTGTTTTAAAGTCTTCTATTGTTCCGTGATTAGTTGGGAATAGTTCCACTAAATTACACAATTCACCAGACTCTAAAGTAATTTCTCCGCAAGGATTTAGACCACGTACTCTGCGATCCTTATGGTCTTTCTCGTCCTCTCGCATTCTGCTATAAAGGCGAGCATTGTTTACCCAAAAAATTCCAGGTTCCCCATTTTTCTGGATACGTTCTGCTATGTCTGTGTAGTCCATACCTACATCAGCAAATACAGAATTATTAGATGCCCACCCATACTCCATGCGGTCAGGGTTCTTTTCGTAATCCTTTAAATCTAGGAATGATTTATCATTAAAACCAAGAATTATCTCAGCAGATCTTCTAACATTCCCGGCTATAACTGCTCTACCAATAAGATTAAATATATCAGTAATATCTCTGGCGTCTAGCGTACTGCCAGTTTTATTTTGTAAAATCTTCTCTACTCTTTCATGTAAATCTTTCAATGGAGCCGGACCAGATGCGGTACCTCCAAATGTTTTTATTGGTTCTCCCTCTGGCCTAACTAAACTATAATCAAATTCTAATCGTTCCCTACCATGCACATAATTATTAATTAGTGTATATAAACTATGAACCCAACCTTCTCTACTATCATCAACTACGTAGGATACCTCTTTTGAATTAGTACCTTTTATTTTTACAGAACCGGCACCTAATACATCAGCACCAACACCAACACCGCACATTAGAAAATCCATTGCATTAGCGAATACTTTTCCTGGATCTTCTTCCATATCAATTGTACTTAGGAAAGAACAATTATATAATGCCTCTGCTAATCCCTTTTCCATAATTACAGGAGAACCCATTGCCCATAAACTTCTTCCTGCCGGTAACATTTTAAAATTAAAGATCCGATCATACATTTCTTGTGCAGATCTTTGTGCTTTACCCTGTTGCCATCCTAAACCAAAATCTTCTATGTGTTGTTTTTGGATAGAATAAATTCCCTCTACTACCCTTCTAACTGTTTCCCACCATGTTTCATTTTTACCATCTGGCTTTATTCTACTGTAAGTTCTCATAAAAACAAATTCACCTAAACCATTGAAACCAAACGGTGGCTTTTCATTTATATATTTACTAATAAACATTTCTGATAGTTTAAATTCTTGCTTGATTGGGAATTGCATTCTACTGATCTCCTAAAATAAATTTCTCTTTCATTAAAATACCTCGATGACTTTTCCTTGTTCAATGCTGTATTCTGAAACTAGAACTTCATAGCTGGTCTGCTTCCCAATTCTAAAGTAATCTACCTGGAAGAATAAAGCAATGTTTGTGTTGTCACCGTAATCGAAGTAAAAATTAATTAGATTGGATTGTCTACCAACAGCACAGTAACTATTTATAAAAGCCCTGGCCGCAGATTCTAGATCATTTTCAAACACAACATAGTGTGCAGGATCTTCTGGAAACTTTTCAGAAAAAATAAATAAGCGCATGTTATCCTCCATAGTTATCAATGATTACCCTGTAATATCCCCTGAAATATTCCGGAGGATAGTTTCCGATAAAGCTAAATAAAAATCTTAGCTCTGACTTATTAAATACTTTATTAAACATCTTGTGCATCGTATCATAATACCCATCATTGTGTGGGATGCACCACTTCGGATTTGTATATGCAGTATTTCTAACTGTAAAGATTGCTTTCTTTTTTGTAAGGTCTAGTACACTACATATTGTATCAATCCTCCTATCAAATCCGGGAATAACATTTAACACATAAAAACAAGTTACATAATCGTATTTCTTAGTAGGATACTCTGGAAAGAAATGTGGATCGTACCTATCACATTCATAACCTAATGATCTAAGATAGTCTGTATCCTCGCCAAATCCACAACCAAAGTCTAAAAATGTTTCTGTAATCGCGGGTCTATAGGAATTCAAAAAATCCAGGATACAGCGGGATGGCCCATTTCTTCTTCTAGCAGTATTAGATGAAACAATATCCACTGTCACACATATCTCCTTTCGGATCTTCCTTGATATACTTATCAAAGTCAGCGGTTTCTAAAGGCTCTTTCTTTGAGAATAAATATAGCTGTTCATTAAACCCACGCTGTATCATTCTTTCTGGTGGAGTGCGGATCTTATTATCAAATTCTACAGCCTGTTGAAATTCATCTGGACTTCTTTCTTTTAGATCCTTCCAGCGTACAGCAGAAGTATATGGGCAACCAATACAAGCGCTCTTAGGTGGAACTGGTAATCCTAATTCTTTTAGTAAACGAATACAATCCGATCTTGACATATTCATATCTACTAAAGGATATTCATTCTTTATCCAAGTTACATCAGCATCCGCCATTCTTTGTGCTTCATCTGTAGAAATACCTAGATACATATACACAGAATTTCTTTTTGTTCTACCGTGTCCATCTTGTCTCAATCCAATAATCTCTCTTATCTTTCTACGGATTGGATCTATTTTATAATGTACAGTACATTGTCTGCGTAAAGGAGCGCCACCAGAACCGTACCATAAAGGTAGGTCAGAATGATCTCTATCTTTGTCTGTTCTAATATTTCCAGCGGTTACTTTATAAACATTTATATCACGTTCTACGAACCATTTTGAATACCAATCAAACACTTGATAAGTTTCTTTATGTTCCCACTGAGGATCAGCAAAGATTAATCCATCAACCTTTCTTATTTTTCCTATTGCAGATAATACACCCAATGTAGTAGACTGAACTCCTAAACCCCAGGAAATAAAATACCTGGGGTTCTTTTCCTCAGTCAATGTATATACCTTTCTCACCCCGTACCTACTTTGGTTCTGGTATAACCATACCTTTCAGTAGCCCCGCAAATGTAGCAGAAACGCACATACCAAGACTCATGGTATACTCCGTCTGAATATTCTACGTATTGGTATTCTTGTTGCCAAGGTGACCAGTTATGTTGGTGTTGATCTGTCGACATAATTATTTTTAAACTCCATTATAGAACTATATAAATCCCTTGCTAATTTAACAGTTGATTGTCTAGCTACGGATACTGGAACTTCAATTTGTATAGCCGCCGTATTACCACTCATATGGCTTTCAATATTGTAACCACCGTTGAAGTAAATGGCATTATCTTTTGGGCTATGAATTTTATAACCTTTAGCTTCTAGCGTATTCTTTAGACTATGTTCACCAAAAACTAAATCATATAAGCTATGATTTTCTTCAACAGCTACAATAGAAGAACCAGCGGATGTAATGGACCTATTCATTAATTTGTTATAAGATTCGTTTTGAATATCATAGCCAAGATGAAATTCATCACTATCATTATGAGAATGAATATCTATGTAAAGAGTTTTGCTATTTGCCCCACTAGTAGTACAATAAGTATCTAATAAATTATGCCAGGTATACCATAACTCTTTTGCTTGTGGATTACCTTGCGCACCCATCTCAACATCTCTGTTGAAGTCCACCCTGCTTCTATGTATCTCAGAAATAATATAATACATTCCATATCTTATCATATATGTAGCAATAGAGTAACTGTAAGTATCTCTAACTGTTCTACCATACTTTCTAAATGGAATATCTTTTGGTCGTTTAGACCCGCCATGTGGGGCAGTAATAACTAAATTATAACTACCAGTTCCGCTAAGTAAATAATTCATTTCAAGAACTCAAATATATATTGTGTATAATCTGGTGGGATAGCTTCTGCTAGTGACTTGCGTTTGGTCATCCAGGGACAATTCATAGCAATTCTCCATGCACCTAGATCACAAGTGGAGTCATACTTTCTTCTGCCTCCACCATTTCCAAACACGCTGATTACCCTACCATCCCCCGCATGACCTTTGTGTGTAACATGCTTAGGCTGAGGTACTGTAAACCCATGTATCTCAAATACTCTATGTCGTCTAACAACGTATTGCTTATCCGCGCCATTAAACATGCCCATACAAAGCATTATATCTTTTCGTAATGGTGATCTAACAACATTCTCCAAAACAAACGGTTTCCCTGTAGCTAATAATCTCTGCCTAATAATGTCCACATAGTCTGGATATTCCTTTCCTGCCTGTCTCCATTGAGCAGTAGAATATGAATATGCCTGACAGGGTGGGCTAGCAAAGTAAGCATCATATCCATCTAATGAAACTGTACGAGCATCATCCTGATAGAACATAAAAGGATAATCAGGTTGGGGGTTTATATCCACTCCCTCCACTGTATGACCCGCTAGAGAAATGCCCATAGATGCCCCACCAGCACCACAGAACAAATCTAATATCTTCATTCTACGCTTTCAATACTAGCCATAAAGGAGGCTTGCTTATACTGTGCCGTAATCCCGCCAGTATCCCCACGTTCAGATGCCTCTTGGTAAAGGCGATCTTTACCTGTCTGAAAAACTTTGGGTGTTTCAATTTTCTGAATAAGCATTTGTGCAATTGCTTGCCCTTGCTTGATTACAACACGATGATCAGTAGGATTAATAATCTTTACTAAGATCTCACCCTGATAACCAGCATCAATTACACCACCGCCAATAATGAAATCATACTTGCTCTTAGGCCATATTAGACCAACGTAACCCTTCTCAAGTTCAACATAAGCACCTGTAGGAATGATAACTGCTTGGAACGGTTCAATAGCATACTGACTGTATCCAGGAGGTAGGTAGGCATATAAATCAATCCCGGCATCATCTTCGTGCTTTCTGCTAGGAAGTACTGCACCGTCTTCAATGGCTACTTTAATTTCTTTCATAAAATCTCCTTTAATTGTAGAACACTATTAAGAACAACACAACGCTTTGAAAGATCTGGCAATGCAAATTCATTATAAGGCTGACGAATAACAATTGTATTTATATCAGCGTCTAATAATTCAATAACATTGTGTACTCTGTCTTCTACCATTAGATGAATATCAACTGAGTTACATACAGCAGGCTTATCTTTTGTGAAGATAAGATTTCTTACATAAGGAAACTTATATCTGTTTAGCCAATTTCGTGTGGTGTCTGCAACCTGGACAGGGCGATTAGTAATATAATAAATAGAATATCTTCTTCCAATATTCTGCACCATTTCCACAAGTTCTTTACTAGGAACTTGGTTTCCGTAAAGGTGTCGTAGATTAACTAAATACTCCCAAAACTTTTTTGTTTTATATGTTGTATATATAGAAGACCAGAACTCGTGGAAATCTACGTCGAGGTCTTCATAAATTTGTAACTCTGTATAGACAGCGTTATGCCAATTATACAAAACCCCATCCAAATCCAAACCCAAGCGTTTCATTTGTTTTCCTTCCTAATTAGTTTCTTTGTTCCATCTTCGTATTCAATTTCTACCGCGCCACACTTTACACAATCCCGTTGCCACCAAGATTCTTCATCATAGTGTGCATAAGAATATGAGCAGAAATACCACTGTGACCACTTGTGTCTACAAAAGAATTCTTTAATTTTTTGTAACATCAAGACCTCCGATATAAATTCCACGCCTCACAAGACCAGGGAGCTACCCCCTGTAACATTGTATACATTGCATCAGAATAAACTCTTGTTTCATACTGAGCATGTGGATCTGAGCGTAACTCTACAAAGTGTAGAAAGTTTCTTAGGTTGCCGGTCATATAAAACATCGTGTATAAATTCTGAGGTAAAACCATACGTGCTTGTTCTCTAGCCACGCCCTGCTTTAATAATGTCTCATAGTTGTTTACTGCATCGTGACAGATACTATGAATGTAATTGTACACAGGAAGGCCAATTACATAATCATCTTCATCATTAGTACTTTCTACTTCGATGTAAATCTTATCAAGTTCTTGTTCTGTGCTACCCTGCTTATTTACTACATCCTGTAGACGTAATGTTTTTGGAATATAGAAATCGATCTGTTCTTCTGTATATCTACGAGAAACTTCATTGTAACTAAACGTTCTATGCCGCATAATTTGAGAGCGAACAAACAATGGTGTCCTCAACCTAAAGCGTAGAATAACTTGTTCAAAGGGGCTATCATGTTTATTCTTCATCAGGTAATGGATAAGTTTCTTATCTGATTCTTCTCCCTTACTTTCCTTTAGGGTGGATACTCTAGCGGCCTGACAAATAGTTTGGTCATTGCCCATTGACTCTAGTAGTTCTACAAATCCTTTGTCCAAAACATTTACTAATCTTGACTCACCCGTTGCTTCCATATAACTCCTCTTGTTAGTGCATTGTCAGTAACCAAAGTGCAAATACTCCACCCGCTAAGGCAACCACAATACAGAACTTAGCGAACTCTATCAAAAGTTTTCTTATCATCTTTTACCTCAAAAGCATACTTACCACCAAACTCTATTAGCTGTAACAGTCCGTCTTTAGTACCACCATCAATGAAGTAATCATCTACAGCAAATCCTCTGGCATCAAACTCATCAAAATTGTACAAAACACATCTAGTTTCTCCGAGTATCTTGGCTGTGCGTAGCGCACCTTTCCTTCCAGCTAGATCATTATCAAACAGAATATAAATTCTTTTCTGGTAAATAAAATGCTTTATCCATTCTGGCATAAACCCTTCACAACCAATGTTCATACTAACCGCAGGCAAACCATTCTGCATAAGAACTATCGCGCCCATCAAACCTTCTGTAATATAGATCTCGTTGGTAATGCGAAGAATATCGGAATTGAATAATAGTGGGCCAACATCTTTATAATAATTCTTGATTAGCTTCGGGCTATCTCTACGCATTTGAAATTGTTTGAATACACCATCTTGAAAGATTGGTACAGTGTAGAAATTATTGTAATAGCCCAACTGAAATCTGCGTATAGATGTATCATTAATTGTGCGGTTATAAAAATAGGTCTTATCACTCTCTAGTAAATTCTGATGAAACACTTCTACTAGTTTTGGGTAAACAATAGTCTCTGTGCCATCTTTAATCTCTTGTACAAATGTGCCAGAAAATCCAGAATGTTTTAGAATTTCCTTAGCATTAGCATGATCCAGCCCTCTAACTTTTGTTAGATATACGTAGGCATCCCCACGCAAATCCCGAGAGTTCCAATAGAATAATTGTTTCTCTCTATCTACTACAAGAGAGTCGTGTTCAACTGCCCTGGCCCATAATCTACCATTCAGATCTAGGCCATAATCTTCCTCAATCAGTTGTTCCAGTAGGCTCAGATTGCTCATTGTTTTCCTCTATAGCCCTGATTCTTTTTTGTTCTTCCGCATACTTTAGTATTTGTTGAACAGCATTAGCCATGAAATCTAACCATTTCTTTTCTTCTTCTGTAGAAGTATCACCCTTCAAAAAGAAATGTTCTACCGTTACATTTTTACCAGTATCATTAAAGTGCATCACGTAAGTTGCTGTCATCTTGTTCCTCCTTACTAGCTGGCTTACCTTCAAACAGATTTCGCAAATAGGATCGGAATTCAAATAACCACTTCTGTTCTGCTTCCGTAGAATCCATACTAACAATTGGGAAATCCTCAATAACTGCTCTTTCCTTTCCATCTTCTTCTTCAACACTTATCTTAATTAGGTATGCTATACTCATCGTTTATCCTTTCTACTGCTAATGAAAAATAATGTTCACTCTTTTCGATACCAACGAAATCAAATCCTAGATTTTGACAAGCTAATCCTGTAGTGCCTGTTCCAAAAAATGGATCTAATACAATTCCATCTGTTGGAGTAACTAATGTTATTAAGTACTCCATAAGTGCTTTAGGTTTCACAGTCGGGTGATTACAAGCAATTCCTTTTTCTTTCTTAGAAGGTTTAGCACAATAGAAAAACCTGGACTTATCATCAAGAAATTCATCTTCTAAAAGTAAATTACTAGGCCATCTACCCTGTGTGTTTATTGTTTGCTCATAGTCTGGCCTAATCTCCTGACCAAAGCCCGACCACTTTTCTAGTTTATTAATTGGTACTACTTCATCATCTTGAATAGGAATTCTACTCTCTCCAATATTGAGTCCGCCTGTACCAAATAAATCTTTATTAGCTCTATTTGTTTTTTCAGAAATTGGTTTTCTCGCCATAACAATAGGTTCCAGAGCAGGCTTGAGAGCAGTACCCCACCCATCACCAAGATCGTGAGACTTTGGAAATCCTTGACCATATAACCATCCTATCATATCCCTAATTTCAAATCCAGCGTCTTCAATTGCTACTGCAATTCTATGATAAGTTCTAGCCCCACCAAAGGCTAGTAAATAAGCGCCGGGTTTCATTACCCTTAGAACTTCTTTCCAGAATGTAGGATCTTTTTCAATGCCTGTACCATCCCACTCTTGTCCTAGGAAACCTTTAGATAGTCTACTAAATCTACCATCTTTTCCTTGTTTGGCTGGTGCTGAATTCTCATTACCAAATCTTTCTGTAATAGAAGTTAGACCATACGGTGGATCAGTTACGCAAGATGCGAAATAATTTTCTGTAAAGCATTGTAATACTTCCCTGCTATCACCCTTGATTATTTGCATTACTACCTCCTTTGATTTAAATAAAAAGTCCCCCCTGTTTGAATTGAACAAACTCCTGCTCCTTATAAGAGAGACGTACTGAACCTTTATACTAAGGGGGGTTATGGCGGGAGTGAGATTCGAACTCACGTAGCAAGGTTATGAGCCTTGTAAGTAACCACTACTTTATCCCGCTACGTATTTATTTATTGTGTCTTCGGAAATATTCAGACCAAACTGCTGTCCGAAATTCCTTCTCAAATGGAGCTAGAGCGCGGGTAAGGGCACGTTTACGGCCCACTGATCTGTCAAAGTTATCTTCTGGATGACAGATAGAAATACCAATCACAGCGCCCTCTGGTCCTTCCACAGTACAAACAGTACCGCGCCGAACTGTCTCGCCATCCGATGTTGGATGTTGGAACGAAACATTGAACTCACTTTCTTTATACTGAACCTTGAACATCCTTTACTCCTTTACTAAGATTTTGTTCAGCGCCCCAGGAGAGATTTGAACTCTCATCGTCCGTTATGCACCACATGCTTAGAAGGCAGGGCCAATACTAGGGCTTGTTGATGGAGTTTCTATCTCCATCATGTATACATTATATCACAACATTATTCAGTTGTCAAGAGGCCAACTTCCTTCTCTTTTCTCCTGCGTTCCCACTCTGCTTTCTTGCGCTTTTCTTCTTCTAGAACGAAAATGTTTTTGTTATCAACCTGCATACCACTAGTACGCTTGTTCCGTTTACGTTCTCTACGTAACGCTTTATCTAACTTCATGTTCTCTCTACTCTCCAAAACGGGTATGTATCAGTACTATAATAAATTGTTCTAACGCCGAACTCGATTAGTCTTTTCATGCAATCTTCGCAAGGTCTAGCCATGCCGGGATTTCCATTTTTCTTCTCCCGATAAATATATGCTGTAGAATTTTTTATATAGTCTTTACCAGATGTTCTTATAGCAGATACCTCCGCGTGTATTGTCTTTCTCCAAGGATTAGCATATACCTTGTGGTACTTTGCTTTATTAAACCCGACACTGATTGGCTTATTACCCTTTGTAATAACACATCCAACTTGTATTCTATAATCACTATGTTTAGAAATATTTTTAGCAAACCTTAGCCACCGCAGATGCGGGTCATCTTCCTCATTTATTCCCATAAGTTTACCTACTACAGAGCATACAAAAGAACTCCAAGAATGCACAATAAGTACATGCAACAGCACCAACAAATACCACACATAACGATGTATATAAAAGAAACCTACTCATTCTAGCCTACCATATTTACTACGTAAGAACTTGAATATTGTTACCAGATCTTCTTTATCAAACGAAATCCATGTTTCTATTTCGTGCTTATCATCCTTGATAATCAGTAGAGTATTATGTTCATTCTCATTATCTTGTCGTAACTCAAAGGTTGTGTTACAACCATTCATCCCACAAGAACAATCACCACTCAAAACTTTCATATCTCCGGCCCTATCATCAGAATAATATTACGTTTTACATCAGCATCTTCGCATATCTTTTGCCCTCCTGGTATCACTTTATACACAGTTCTGCAAAGAGTACAATAACGATATAACTCACCATATATCCAGATAAGACGCAAACAACTATGACATTCAGGACATTTTGTAGCCATTACAACCTCTCGATATTTTTTATAAAGTCCGTAGGGTGGACTTGCACCTTCGTCACATGCAGACTTTTACTGCCTACGGTTTGTCTAAGGAGACTAGACAAAATGAATTCAAATCTAGATGTATTATACAACACTTCTAGTGTGTTGTCAATACCCTAAATTACTTTGCTTCCTGAACTCTCTTGTAGGCAAACAAGCCCTTCACGCCATCATAACCAACAAGAGAAACAACAGCGCCAATAGCAATGCGCAGTACGTAAGTAAGTACACCCTGCCAAGTCATGCTTAGTACGGGATCGTTTGAGGGGAACCCAAGAAACACTAGAGCAAAGGGAGCAACCGCGTTTAGTACTGGTAGCATGATTGCATAGAACGCAAAAGGAAAATCAAACTCTGGATTTTTGGCAAGCCATCGATAAGCCAACTTGATTAGCTGTAGGGCGGCAGAAGACAAGGCACCAGCAGTTAAAACTAAAGAACCATCCATAAATAAACCTCCAAATTAGTAAGTATTTTCTGAAACAACTAAACTCATAATACCATCAAGTTGATTGTAAAGATGCTCCTTAGACTTTGTATTATCTAAAACAAATTCAAACTTTTGATAGTCATCAAGAGACGTTTCACTAATATCATTATAGGCAATAGAATCTTTTAGAATTTCTCGTTCCGGGGCTAAAATCCTAGCTCGATAAACTCTATACATACTACGGTTAGAAATAAAATCGTATTCGTTTGGAAATCTCCAATCATCTACTAATATTAGATCGAACGGAAATCTTTTGTCAGCAGGTAGTAAATGTTCAAACATGAGTTCTACCCAAATATTCTCATTATATTCCCTACCAGCTTGCCCTATGTTCTGTAAAAGCTTTCTACCTTTGCCATCTTTTACATTATCCCAACCAAAACTGTTCTGTGCTGTGAGCTTAACACCAGTAGCTATAGGAGCAATCTTCGCCATTACTTCTTTAGAATAAATATCATATACCCGTTGGGCACACGTAGTTTTACCTACTCCTGCTTTACCAGAAAATAAAATTACCACTGACTTTGAAAATGTATTTGAAGCCACCTTTAAGATCCTCCTTACTCGCTAAGCTCTGACAGAATACCCTCAATAACTTTCTTATCCATAAATCCACCCTGGATAAGAAACTTGATCAAAAAAGCCAAAGCAGAAACTTCAATTGAAATAACATTATACGCAGAAACAAAGAAGGAAGGTTTACCAATCTGTCTAATGATCAGTGTATTTTTACCTGGCAATTTTGTTACTTGTATCTTTACTTCATCCATAGAAAACCCTTTATGTAGACTTGCGGGTGAATTTAGCGAACGGTTCCAAACGATTGTGCAACTGTTCTAATATCTCAACATCACCAACATTGTGTGAGATAACTTCGTTTAGTGCGGCTGGATCTCCGTACTTAGCCCTACGCCACATCTCTTTATCAATTGGAGTCTTGCCCGGAATACCCAAGTAATCACAGGCATTATCTAAACTCTTTCTGGAAATGCAAAGCTTTGATTTTACTACATAGAACAAATCAAAATGATATAGTTCTGGAACAGTAACGATCTTTGTATTACCATTTTTTAGCAATTGTTCTTCGTTTATATACGAAGGAAAGTATTGATTGTAGTGTAAAGCTTTTGCACGCAAGAATGGAACATCAAAACCAGTACCGTAATAAGTAACAATAATCTTATATTTCAGCATCTCATTTACACAAGACTCTACAATGCGCTGATCAGATACACCAGAAAATAATTCATCTTTTGTTACAGCATCAAATGTAACCGGACCGTCCTTCTCCTTAATACACCAAGAAAGCATTGTTGAAAAGTCAGCCTTTAGCCCATCAGATTCAATATCGAGATAGCCAATTTTTAGTCCATCTAAATGATACCAGGGCTTTCCATTCTTTTCGTATAATGTGTTGGCTTGGTCTTGATTTACCTTTCCCGCTAGAAAACATGAAGCGTGGTGATCAATATCATGACGATGCACGCAACGTAAAAGATTATTTATAAATTTCATTAGTTCTCCTTGTATGGTTTTTTCATAATTGCAAATCTATATTCTGAGCGCATAAATTTCTCAAGTCTTTTTGTTTGCTGATCATTAAGATTATATTTTATTCTTAGCTTTTCAATAAAGCCAGCGTCAGTGAATGCTCCACCTAATACTTCTGCGACTCTATCGCAAGTTCTACCAAAAATCTTGAACATAAAATCACTTCTATTAGGAACAAAAGAAGATGTTGATTTCGTGCCAAAGTCATCCAGGTTAATTACTAGGTCTAGAACTGCTAGCTCTGAATCTGATATTAGGTCTGCCCTAATAAGATTATTCAGAGCCTTTTCCACAGTTAATAAATCCAAGTATTCTTCTGATTCAAAATCTGAGGTTAGTTTTATTTTCTCCCTATTCAAAAGTAAATATTCTACGTACCACATTGATATTCTCCTTTATGGATCTCTACTACAGACACCTATGAAGTTGCATCGATAACATCCTCCGTTGTAGTATCCCTCCTTGTAATATTTATTCTTCTTTATACTGTCTACCATCTTTGGTATGATGGAGTCGAACAGCGTGTCAACATAAACTTTTCTAGGCCAGAATAAACTAAAGTCAGACCTAGCAACGTTTACCTGATATACCTTTGGGGTCTTTTCAAATATCTTTTGATATGCCCAATAATAAATAATAAATTGTATATCGTTGCTAATGTCTCGCTTTGTTGTGCCTGTTTTCCAATCAATTACTGTATCCTCTGTAGGGATCACCCGATCCATCTTACCAGAAATGGATACTTCTTTATTTAGTTTTACATTGAACTCATGTTCAATAAGATCACTATCTGTCATCATTTCTAGAAAGCCACCAAAGGTCTGCCGTATATTATTTAGACAGGCATAGATTTTACCCTGCCCGGTCAGATCTATATCGTACTGGCTGATTAGTTTAGCGGCTTGTTCCTCATAATTAGGGTCTTTCCAGATTGTCTCTGCAACTTTGTGAACAATGGTTCCTACCGCCGCTTCTTGTGAAGTAACACTTTCTTCTGGAAATGCCCTGCGATAAAAGAACATCTTACTACATTTCAAATAATCTTTTATCGCTGTCGGACTTAATCTAATCATAATGTAGCTATCCTTTTATTAGCTGATTCTGTTCTGTAAACATCTACCATCATCTTCATAATATCAAAAGTAATTCTTAGCATTTCAATATCAGCAATAGCCTCAGATAGTTTCTCTCGTAGCTCAATAAGTTCACCATCTAGTCCTGTGAACTCATATGCTGATTTAATATAAGTGGCTGATGGTGGTTTATTATTAGAGAAGTACCTACTGTCTGTAGATGTAATCTTGTAGATCTCACTCTCTCTGGCTTTGATTACAGCGTCTAGATGATCTCTAATTAGCATCTTCTCTCTAATCTGTCGAGCAATATTGATCATCTCATCGAAATCAGGAAGGTCAGCAGTTGGCATAATATTTTTCTATTTCCTTTTCTATTTGATCTAGTCGTTCATTTATTTGAAATGATTTCTTTATCATATCATAATCTGTAACGGGGTCTAGTGCAGTTGCTCTATCTAGATAAATATATTTATTATATCTGTATCTATTATACAACACTCTGCAATCAAAGTCAAGATCTAATCTAAATCCACAAAAGCCAAAGAACTCTTTGATACATGACTCTATATATTCCTCATCTATTTCCAGCTTTTGTGATATATAAGAATTAGATTTTCCCGAACAGCACTCTTTTAATATATCATAGACAGCTATGTAATCTAATACTTTGTCACTGTCTAGGTGGTGTACTTGTCTGAGTACTCGTTTTAGTAGTATCCATGTATCCACGTTTTTTGGCTTCCTCCAAGAAAACAAATAATTTGTCGAAGTCCTGTTTTAATTCTGTGTACTCATTTAGAATTTCGATAAAAAAGTTTAGATCTAATACTACAAAATGTTTCACACCAGACCTTGCACCAGAAAATTTACCAAACAAAACTGGTAAAGCATTCAAAGCTTTTGCTTCTTCACCAATTTTATCTAGCCACTCTTTCTTTAGTGTAAACTGTTTTACTTCTTTGTTAGTAGAAGAATTATACCCGGCTTTACATTCTGCCTTTACCTTTTTATAAAACCCTTCAATATCCCCTTTTACATCACCCGTAAGTAATGGTTCTCCTAGCGTAGTTCCCATTGCTCCACTAGCTGGAATTTTTTTCCACACCGAATTAGCAACGTGTTTATTTAGAAGTTCTACTACTAATCTTTCCCAATCATCTCCCTTGATTTTTTGTTTATTCACCACTAATCTCTCCAATGCTTTTAGTAATAACGATAGTCATACAGACCACACGAAGAACACCTGTATGCGTGTCCAATTAGTTTTCCGTAGTTATTATAAACATAATGACTGAATACCCAAATATGATAACACTCGTTCATTTCTTACTTACCTTCAATGTATCTAATCCAAAATTATACCAAAGAGATCCTGTTGGACCATTACGGTGTTTCCTAATGATATGTTCCATCTCACCTTTGTTTAGAGACTTCTGATTATAATAGTCATCTCTGTACAAGAACATAACCAGGTCAGCATCTTCTTCAATATTACCAGACTGTCTCAAATCAGATAATACAGGTCGTTTATCTTCTCTTAGTTCTACCGCACGATTTAGCTGTGAGAAAAGAATGGTTGTGATACCCAACTCATTCGCCAAAATCTTTCCCATGCGAGTAAAGCGACCAATCTCCGCAGTTTGGTTAGCGTCTCTTTCTGAAGCTAATTGGATGTAATCAAAGAAAACAATTCTTGTCCCTTTAGTCTTATTGTACTTACGTACCATAGATGCAAAGTATTGATCATCGGTATCAAAGTTAGTATCAATGTATAATGGCAAGTCTTTTAGTTTCTTGATTGTCTCAGCCACTTTCTGTAGCTGATCATTAGAGATTGTACCTAGTCTAATATCTGCTAGTGGTACGCCCGACTCCATTGAAACCATACGTTCTGTTAAGCCTATCTTATTCATTTCTAGAGAGAAGATTTGTACAGATTGTCCCTTACCCTCTTGCTGTAAACTCTTAGCAACCTCAACGGCGGAGTTACACATTACAGCGGTCTTACCCATACCAGGACGACCAGCAATGATCCATTCATCACCAGCAACGTAGCCTCCCGTAATGAGATCGGTAGCATCAAAGCCAGTAGGAATACCACGAATACCGGGGTTTCTTACTCTGTTTACTAGGTCTGTCCACATACCTTCTAGGGCAGTACCTAGATTGACTACTTGCTCACCACCCTCTGTTTGGTCTAAGCTATCTAGATTGTGCTTTAGATCACTGATAACTTTATCAACATCCCCTCCCTCAAATACTTTGGAATTGATTGTTGATCCAATCTTGACTAGTGACCTAGCCCTGTAACCATTTCTTAGTTGCTTTTCATATTCCTTTTGGTTACTCTTATCAAACTGTAGGTTCTTGATGTGTAAAATATAATCAGCGCCACCAGCATCTCGTAGCTTACCCTTACTATCTAGATAAGAGCAAACCATTGAATACTCTGGTATCGCGTGTTCAGCCACAATCTCAGTAATTGTTTGTGCAATTAGTTGGTGAGATCCGGTGCTGAACATAAAAGGTTTGATTGTAGAGTTGAACGCAGTATCAGGATTATTTAGAATAATACTTAGAACTGCTAACTCTGAGTCGTTCATAAACAAATCATTTGTCATCAAATGGACTCCCTATATTGATTGGTAATTTCACGCCGTTTATTTTATCAAGCCTTTGCTTTACTAAATCGACCAAAGAATTTGGAGGAACTACCTCGCGCTTTTCTAGCTGTTTCTTACAAACATAGGTAAGTAACCCGACAATGTTTGTATGATTTAGATCGCTATTAGAAGAAATTTCTACTATAGAACTGAATACAGTTTTCCTACCATACAGTTTAACTAAACGATTGAACATTTTTATATGCGTTACAGAAAATGGTAACTCAAAAATTTCGCAATAGAATTTAGTAAGAAGTAGTCCAGGATTTGTATCTTCCTCCAATAATGACAAGTAGTGTCCAATTACATTTTCCATGATCCTCCTTTATAACAAAGTTGGTGAGAAGGACTCGAACCTTCTCTAAGAACGGGATTATATCCAGATGACTACGGGATATTTATGTTAGGCCAGAACAACCGTTCGGTTTTTCCGTAGTCTCACCAACCAGAAACTAATTGTCGAACAAGTCTGCCATCTGGTTAGATAGCTCACTCGAAGGGGTGGAAGTTGTCTTCGTCATTTCCCTACGAGCCGCAAAAATATCAGACAGATTTACACCGCGAAGTAGATCCTGAATTTCGTTTACCTTTAGAACGATGATAGCCTTTTCTAGATCGAATAGCTGATCTTCTGGAACAGTAACAACATCATTCTTTTCTGGAAGTGGGCTAGCTACGGGAGCAGTTTTGCCACCCATTGCTAAAACGTTTAGATCGAAGTTCTGAATACCAATTGGTGTCTGCGTTTCCTCATCAAGAACTGTGGCATTATGAAAATCTAGCTGTTCAAAAAACTGCTTGCCTTTTGATAGAACCTTTACTTTGTTTAGTGGTGCGGCTTTTACTTCTGCTAAAGAAGCATTGCACTTTGGGCATGAGCCTGGGAACAGTCCGTTTACTTTCTTTACTTCTGCCTGACACTTTGCACATACCTTGGTAGGAGTACGGTCAAGCACGTTTAGATATGCAACCTGCCGCCTAGTAACAAAACCAGGGATTGTTGAGATATTCTTTTCGCTAGGATTTTCTGCACGTAGTCTAGTATTGTTATTACAGATTGGGCATTCATCCCCTAGACATTTAATTGTAGCGCCACGAATGTAATGAGTATCATGTACTACAGCTTTTTCAGTAAGAATACGAAGGATATGTGATCCCGGAGAGAGATCAATAAACTCTGTTCTGCGAAAATTAGATTGTTTATTTGGAGTACGAAAGTCTGCCAACGACATAGTTATTCTCCTTTAGAATTTGATAATAGGGTTTTTAGTTCGTCCATTACATTAGCGCGTTCTTCAATGAGCAACAATAATTTTTCTGTTCCGGCCTGTTGCTCTTTTCGTGCAAGTTCTGCATAGCGCTCATAAACAATATCGACACTTACTAGTTGTAGGTAACGAATAAGATCAACCGCGTGTGTATCCATTGCGACTTCTTCAGGAAGATCATTGATATAATCCGTTACCTTTAGATTTTTATAGTCGCCCAAGCTATACAAACGCTCAACACCAAGATTTCTATTCATCCAGTTCTCCTTCCGTTTCAGATTGATTATTGTATTTACCTACGATATTATAGCACATTTCTTTTATTTTGTCAAGTACCTCTTGATTACTTTCAAGAAAATCCATTGTGGCTACAACACCTTTACCTAGCATTGTTTCTCCAAAACGATAATATGGACCAGCCTTTTGCAATACACCTAGAAACTCTGCATAACTAATTAGATCCCGCATACTATCAATTCCTTTACCAAAGATAATAGGAATTAGATACGATCTAAAAGGTGGAGCCATTTTATTCTTTTTGATTGTAAACTTAGTCATAATACCAATTGTAGATTCTCCGGCTTTTATTTCTTGAGCCTTGGAAATTGGAATTAGTAAACTAGAATAATGCAATAAAGCGTGACCTCCCGGCATTGTGTAGGTTTTTACATAACTACCAATACTATCCCTAACCTGATTGATAAATAAAATAGCAATGTTTTTCTCACGAACCTTATAGGCATTTCTACGGAAGAACTTAGAAAGATCTCTAGGAATGATTGCCATTGTTGACTCATCAAACTTCTTTTCCATTTCTTCAGGCGTAGCTAGGGCGGCAATTGAATCTAGCACAACCAAACTAAAGTCGCCAGAATTTATAGCCGCCTCTAAAATATTGAAAGCATCATCAGAAGTTTCTGGTTTAGATATTGTGAATAAACCACCATCACTAAATGATTCTCCTAGTAGCTGTTCAATATAGTCCATGAACATTTGGTTCTCAACATCAATGTATAAAACGCGCTCACCTTTTCGCATTGCTTCTCTACAGATTGATAGAGCGATTGTACTTTTACCACTTCCCTCTGGCCCGTAGATAGTGGTAAATCTTCCCTTTGGAATACCACCAATACCAATGCTAGTATCTAGAGAAAGTGCCCCGGTTGGAATTGGTTCCACCTTATCCTCTCCGGTAATAAACACCTTGTTGTAATCATCACCATAAAGATCCTGCATCTTATCTGTAAACGTTTTTGCTTTAGCCACTTGCTGTCTCCATGTAGTCTAAACTATATTCATAAAATTTAATTGTGGCGGTGACAATACAAGTATCCTCATTGTTCCTCGGATCTGTTGAGATAATTTGAATTTCACCATTAGGTAGATACCTAAACGGTACTGGCTTTCTTGTGTACTTATTAATAACAGTAACAAATTTCATCTTCTGTTCCTTTCTAGTGTACCCAACACTTATCTAGTTTTCCATCAACTGCCGCAGGTACTACGTCTTGTAGGTACTGTCTCTCTGTCTCGATCATAATATTTTCTACAAATTCTTTAGCTTGCTCAGCTATATCATCAGAAACCTCTACAACAATTTCATCATAGACCTGGATTAGAATTTTTAGTTTATCCCCAAAAGGATTTTCATAATAAATTCTACATAAAGATTTCTTGATAATGTCTGCCCCTGTTCCCTGAATAATGTGATTGAAGCCTTCACGAACTACAGCGGCATCATGCTTCTGGCGTTCTCTACTTCCACCAGGAAAGAATTTCTGTTCTTCAAAGAAACGTTTGCGACCCGTCATTGTTGTAGAATAGCCATGCTTTTTAATTAGCTTGCCAACAAGTTCCTGTGCCTGTCTAATCTCTGGATAGGCATCTGTATAAAAGGCATCAAGTAACTTGCGACCTTCTTCAATTGGAATACCAAAGTTTTTATAAAGACCCCATTCAGTAGAACCATAGCCTACTGCAAAGTTTAGTGACTTTGCTTTTTGACGTTGATCTTTATCTACTTGCTCAATCGGTATACCATAAACATTAGCCGCTGAAGCCGCGTGTAGATCTAGATTTTGTACGTAAGCATCAATCATTTTCTTTACACCCGCAAACTTAGCAAGTAGTCTTAGTTCCTCTTGACTAAAGTCTACAGCAAGGATCTTATGTTCAGGACGAGCAATAAACGCATTACGATAAACGGAGTCCCTAGGAATGTTCTGTAGGTTAGGGGCACTACTAGCAATTCTACCTGACTGTGCGCCTAGCTGACGGAACTCAGTATGAATTCTACCAGTAACAGGATGAATTGCCTCAATGAAATTATCTCCGAAAGAAGATACTTTCTTTGCCTGTTCTCTATAGTCTAACAAACGTTTGATAATTGGATGTTGTGTGAGATACTTATTAATAATCTTTTCGTTTGTTGACTCGATTGGGATACCATAAACATCCCGTAACATAATCAACATCTGATCAGAAGAATTAATATTAAATGTTTTGATTAGAAAGTCACTAATATAACTAGCATCAGTAATTTGTTCTAGTGGGGCACGATCACGTTTTGTTTTGATACCAAGCTTTAGAAAATCAACCATTTCTAAAGCATTTGAAAACCTATCACTATACTTACTAATAAAGGTTTCAACAAATTCTGTGATCAATTCCTGCCTAAGTCTATCTGCTACAATAGCGGCGTCACCACCTAACTCTCTCCACTTTTCCTGATCAATTGCAACTCCCTCTAACTCCATACTACAAATTACAGGAAGTGTTAGCATTTCTAACTGTAAGATAGCTAGTTGTTTTTGGTTTGCTAATTTTGCTAGCTGGTAATCTTTGATTGTTTTTAGAAAGGTTACGTCAGTTGCGGCATATAATAGATGTTCTTCTGTAATCTCTATATTCGGATTAGAAAAGAAATCCTTTCTGATTTCTTTATTTAGTTTGGTGCCACAATAATCTTCTACTAAATCAGCAAGTGAATAAAAGCGATCTTTACCTTTTACTATACCATTAGTAATCAAGATCTCAGCAAGCATTGTATCATACACTTCTGTTAGTAGTTCACCATAGTTTGTGTAAAGCATCTTCATATCAAACTTGATGTTGAACCCTACAGCAGTTAGCTTACAGTCCTTTAGCAACTGAACTACATACTTAGTCTGTCGTTCACCTAGCTTCCTAGTATCAAAAATATAAACTGTATCACCAAGCTTTACTTGAAGTAAAATAATTTTATCAACAAAGAAGTCTAATCCAGTTGTTTCTGTATCTAAATAGTATTCACTATTAGATTGTAAGTCTGGTATAAAATTTCCAAACTCCTCTAGCTTGGTAATGTAGTGATACATAAATTATTCCTTTGGCTCTCGATGAAGCATAATACAAAACTTTGCATACATACTTTCCAGGTTTAGTGTGCTGTCCTCATACGCATCACAAAACTCTTGCATCACTGTTTCTGCTAGATCAACACTATCAGAAAGTGACGCGATTGTTAGCACAATATTATCTAGGAAATTAGAATATAACATCTTAGACATTGTGAATTGATTTACAATACTGTTGATTGCTTCCTTACGATCTACTGGTACTGGTTGGTTATCCATTTACATCTCCCTTAGTGTCCTAATATCGGAACAATTACTTTTCTTGATACCCAGGTTAATTTTACATTACCTAGTACTCTCATCAAGTCTACTGCCATAAGTCTGCGTTCTTTTAGATTTTCTGCCTCTAACCTCCATCCACCATTTACTTGGTTTACCATCAGTTTTGAATCAGAATGGATTTCAATGTGGTAGGTATTATACTGCTTTTCTAATAAGAATTCAAGTAGGCAAATTAAGATCTCATACTCTGCCTCATTTGAGGTAGAGCAGTTATCAAACTCTATTCGTTGTCTATGAAGTTCTGTCATGCCATCATCAGATGGAGTACGCACCACAAAGCTTCCATAAGCATTTGACCTTGTTTTATTATTACACCCTCCATCACAATAACAGACTAACATAAGTTACTCCTGATAGGTTGGTGGATTAATCAAATCATGTAAATCTTCCATGTATGTATCATCCACCCAAATAAAACCAAAAGTAGGCAAGCTTGTGTAAGCGGTAGTAAGAGCAGATACAAGTCTTCCAATTTCTAGATCTTTTGAAGTAACTACTTTCCAACCAACTGTCTTTAGATAATCTACCAAACAAATAGCTTCTACACAATTTGCTAAATAAGCTGTCTGTCTACCAATCATTGAATAAACATTTCGATAGGAAACTGTAGCCATATCAATTGCATATAAAGCCACGCCACGAGAACCTAAAGTACGAATAAGCAAAAGATCATCTGAATTATCATTACTCTGCAAAATCCAAGACTGTTGAAAACGGTTTCTAATTACATCCTGAACAATCCCAATAGTTGTGTATTCACTCAACTCTATAACCTGTCCAACTGGTACAGCCAAACGATCTGCGCTCATACCAGCACAACTGGTTAGTAGAACAATAACTAAAAAGATCCAAGGTAATTTAATAAGCTTTTCCATTACGTACTGCCTCCCTTATTTTGATTAGTTCTTCTAGTGGCCTCTTTGTATCTGTTTCATAAACAATTCTTGCTGGCTCTCCATCAACCAAACCTTCTTCTGCATGAACAAGTCTTACAGGCTGAACTTGAATAGCTCTACTGAATTCATCAGACTGTTGACATTCTTTTATTTTTGTGATATAATTAATTTCTTTATCACTTAGTTCTTTATTGTTCATTAGTTTATAATAAATAACAATTAGATTATTCCTCACATCCTTTAGCTCAAACAAATCTTCTACAAGGTGAAGTCTACCATTATCATAAATAAGTAGACCGGCTACTACATCCTTTAAGTTTTCCATTTCTTTTCTCCTTTACATAACCGTTTCAAAATTATGGTGCTTCTTACTTTTACCATCTGCTTCTTCTGAGTAGGGGCGAAATTCACCGTCATTGAAATCAGGATTGTGTTCTACCCAAGCATTCACATCTTTAGTTAGTTTATTTAGACCACTTACAATTGCATTGATATAATAACCGGCTAGTTTTTTATTCTCCTTTGTTTTAGTTAGGTTGATAAAAGTATTCCAGATTGATCGGAAAGCATCCTGTAGAACTACATCTGTTTCACCGTCCTTGAAGAAGTTGATACCGTCTTCTGTTTTATATTCACGTTCTGCCTTGACTGTATCTTCATACTCACCATCAATTACTTCTTCTTCACCATTCTCTAGGTAACGGTTGGTTGGTGCTTCATAACGAGTACCATCTGACATTACACGGGCAGGAAGTTGCTTAGGTTCTTTTTCTTCTTTGATAATTTCTAGTGCTTCTCTGATTGATGTAGCATTCTCTAGCAAATGTGGCGCGCGCGCCACATTTGAGGCAAGCCTCATATAGCGAACAGCCTGATACCTACTAAATTCACAATTACTCATAACCCAAGGAATAAAATCACCATGTTCAAGACTGCTCTTTACTTCTTCCAAAATCTGACCAATCTCAATTGCGTACTGAACCATATTCTGTGCGGAGGAAACAATCATGCTTTGTAGTTCGTTTACTCGCTCGGCTCGTTCTGTATTCAGAACTTCTAGATCAACAACTTCTGCTTTCACGATTTCGCTCATACTCAGATCTCCTTTTGAATTTGTTTTCTTAGCTATATTATAGCGAGTCTTTTTCATTTGTCAATAGGCAATTTCGGAGGAATTCAAAGTTAATCCCATGATAAGTTGTCTTGCCACACACAGTACAAATGAGGTATGCTCCCCCCGTCATTGGGTAAAGAGATACAGTACCACAACCACATTGCTCACAAGTACTTGTTACGCCAGTAAGACTTTTTTCTACAACATCTCTATCGAGAACAGTCATAACAAACTCCTTTATATAAAATATAATTTATACTCTTTATTTTTTCCTCATCAAGACCAATTATTATTATATCACGACTTTTAAAGTTTGTCAAGGGGGTATTGACAAACCCATTAGAATGTGGTATAATGTTGTATGACATAGTATAGCACACTATGAACCATTTGTCAAGGAGGAATTTCATGCCAATCAAAGCTAAGAACGGTGAGTATCAATGTATGTTCTGTAACTTCACTCACCCAAACGTATTCAATCTAGATCAGCACCAAAGGGAAGCTCATGAATACTACCTTGTTCCTCTACTTAAGGAGGAACTTGTTAGGTTGCTTCAGTATTTTAGAACTGGTGACCAAGAACTAATCACCAAGAGAATGTATGACACAATTAAAAAGTATGCTACATATAGGATTAAGCCACCAGAAGAAGACTAATAATGGGTCATATTCATGAAAATATGTTATAATTAATATATAATGAGAATTAATTGAAAGGAATAAGAAATTATATGACAAGAGGACGCAATAAAAACTCATTTAGAAACATGAGACAATATAAAGATTTGTCTGATGATGAATTTGATAAGATATACAATGAGATGGTTTTTGGTGTAGAGAAGGATGAAGTTATCCAGGACAAGTTTGATAGAATTATGGGTGACTTTGAGAACGAATATGATCTTTCTGAGTTACTACCAAATGATAGAATTGTTCTAAAGAGTCTAGTTAGTGCAATGATTCAACTACAAGATTATGAAGTGTTTCTAAACACAGCCTCTAAAGAAGGTGTAAACAGTAACAACATTGTTACAGTAGAAAAGATTAGTAACATTTGCAAGAGTCTTAGAAATGATATTTCAAATATGCAGAATGACTTGGGCATTACTCGTAAGACTAGAAAGAATGATAAAGAACAAAATGTTCTGAGTTTTATTGAGGATCTAAAAAAGAAAGCTGCTCAATTCTCACAACAGAAAATGCAGTATATCTTCTGTGAAAAATGTGGTGTACTACTTACTACTGTTTGGTGGAAGAATCCAGAGACAAGTAAGAACAAGATCGTTGTACATTGTAATAGAAAATTAGAAGACGATGAGGTTTGTGGTTGGTCTAAATCATTTTCTTCTAAAGAGTTAGCAGAACTAAATGGATCTAATAGATTGGACTTGATGCCAGAAAGTATGAGATAACATGCTAACATTTAGTAAACTAGGTGATTACGGTAGATTTGGTAATCAATTATTTCAGATAGCCAGCACAATTGGTATTGCCACGAAGAACGATCAAACATATGGATTTCCTAAATGGAAATACCAAGAGTACTTTAAAAATCCTCTACCTATATTTGATTCTACTATAACCCATGTAATTGAAGAAACAACAACTAAATACAAAGATATTGTTCTAGACAAAAGTTTTGATCTTAGAGGATACTATCAAAGTTATAAATACTTTGATCACTGTAATAGTCTGATTAGATATTACTTTATGTTCTCAGAACCAGATGCTTTAGTTAGGGCTTGTGCTGTCCATGTAAGAAGGGGCGATTACGTTTCACTCAGCCATATACATCCTAATTTATCTCCTGATTATTACAGAAGGGCTATGAATTTATTTCCAAAGGATACGCCATTTCTAGTAATGTCTGATGATATTAATTGGTGTGTAAACAATATAAATTTTGCTGATAAAGATATTGTCTTTTTCTATAACGATGAAATCAATTCTTTTCGTGTTATGTCTCAGTGTGAACATAATATTATATCTGCCAGTTCTTTTTCTTGGTGGGCTGCTTATCTAAATAAAAATCCAAATAAAAGAGTAATTGCTCCTAGCGTATGGGCGTTCAATGAACCTAAAGAAACTATAGAAGATAGATTACCTCCTGATTGGGAAAGGTTAGAATTATGAAGATTAATGAGCGTGGTTTTTGGGAGAACAATTCAACTGAGGGTCACGGTGTTGACCAGGGACTAATGAAAGGTTTAGCAGATTTCTTTCATTCTAATTCCTACCACAAAGTAGTAATTGATATTGGTTGCGGTGAAGGATCATACACTAAGTATCTAAATGAACATGGAATTTATTGTGAAGGTTATGATGGTAATCGGTATACTCCTGTAATTACAAATGGTCTTTGTCATGTTGCTGACTTCTCACAAGAGCAGCATCTAGGATCTTACGAATGGGCTATGTGTCTAGAAGTAGCAGAACATATTCCAGCAAAATATGAGGACATATTCTTAGACAATCTGCACAGACATAACGTAGATGGGATTGTTATCAGTTGGTCTATTCCTGAGTTTGGTGGTGACGGTCACGTAAACCCTAAGCCTAACAGTTATGTAATTGATAAGTTTATTTCTATGGGTTATCTCTACGATGAAAACTCCACCACTATACTAAGATACTCCTGTGCAGAATACCCTAATCCTTGTTGGTGGTTTGGACACACGATCTTTGTGTTTCGAAAAGGAGAAGTAAATGGACTATGAGATGGTAGGTAATTGTCAAGTAGAAAATCTAAATCAAATATACTTGGACTATTTTGGTTACAAAACTGATGGGGTATTCGTAGAGGTTGGTGCATATGATGGTTATAACTTTAGTAACACTTGGGGATTAGCTAGGGCTGGATGGAAGGGATTTTATATTGAACCCATTCAGGAATATGTACAAGCCTGTATGAATAATCATAAGGGTCATAATGTTTCTGTCATACAAAAAGCGGTAGGAAACTTTAGCGGTACAGTTAGAATGCAGATAGCGGGTACACTATCTACCTATGATGACTTTTATATCAAGTCCTCGGTGTGGGGTAGCCAGTATAAAAACAATACAGTCGAGGTAGACATAGATACTCTAGATAATATTTTACTCACTAGAGTTATCCATGATGAGATAGATGTTCTGGTTATTGATACTGAAGGTTCAGAACTAAAAGTTCTAGAGGGCTTTGATCTAGAATATTGGAGGCCCAAGATGGTAATTATAGAGGCACACGAAAAGAACCCCTATAAAGAACTAACCTTACTAGTACCAGATATTGATAACTACTTTTCTAGCTACCGTAAAATTTATGCGGGGGAAGTGAACAGTATTTATGTTATTAATTAATTATGCAACAGAAAACTATAAAGCACAGCAAGCAGCTTTATCAGCGGAAGCACACAACGCAGGTTTCCAAGTAATAGAGTTTTCTCCAATAGATATACCAGAAGATTATTATCTGAAACATAAACTGATCCTTGATCAGAAACGTGGTGCTGGTAGTGCCTTGTGGAAACCCTACATCATAGAGAAAACCATGATGGAGCTTAGAACTGGCGCTAAACTTTTGTACATGGATTGCGGAGATAAAATAATAAGAAATGATTTCCGTAATTACATTGAAACCAAATTAGATAGTTATCCTTTCTTCTTTGTTCAGAACACGCATCTAAATAAACATCATACTCGCAGGGATTGTTTTACGCTTATGGATTGTGATGATGAATACTATTGGAATTATCCAATTCTTGAAGCGGGTATTTGTGGGTTTGAAGTTACCAACAGAACAATAGCTTTTGTAAACGAATGGTTACGGTGGAGTGAGCAAGAGGATGTTATCATGGATGTAGAAAACAAAAACCTTTTTGGTAAAGGCAACCTAGAGGGATACACAAATCACAAATGCGATCAATCAGTTCTGACAAATCTCGTAGCCAAGGGTAGGTACAATACAACTCCTATTCAAGAGGTAATGCACTACGTTAGTTATAATTACAGAGGGTAATATGATTAGTATAGTACTTACAATACACAACCAGGCAGATATACTACCATTTGTTTTTGAGGGAATAGATAAATCTAGTAATTTAGTAAAAGAATTTATTGTTATATTTGATGGATGCACAGACACTTCTGAGCAATGCTTTTCTAATTGGTACGTACCAAACACATATAGTTTTGAATTCAAAGTTCTTCATTTGCCAAATGTATTTGAAACCAGAGCTAACAACGCAGGACTAAAAGAAGTAACACAACCTTATGCTATTATTGTTCAAGATGATTGCGCAATAAAAGAATTCTTTTGGGACAAGCAATTACTAGAGCCTGCACTAAAATGGTCTAACGTGTTTGCAGTATCAGGTAGAAATGGTCACAGCATTATTCCTAGTGGTGACATAGTAGATTATACAAATGTAGTTGGTTGGGGAACAAACAAGAATGACCCCAATAAATTCTATGTTAGTCAAGTAGTAAACAGAGGCCCACTACTTCTAAAGATGGAGGTAGTAAAGCAACTAAATTATTTTGATGAAGCATTTGTACCGCAGAACGGTGATGACCACGATCTGTGTTTGAGAGCTTATAGAGAAGGATATATCTGTGGGTGTCGCCCAATTGACTTTGTTTCAGAAAGAGATTGGGGTGGTACACGCAAAGGTAACGGTAAGTGGATAGCTGACGCGATAGATAAGAACATGCGTATCATTCACAATAGATATATTGATTTAATCTCTAGGGATTATCCTGTAGAGGAAAGGGATCTATGAACATAAAGGAACTAATAACAAGACCTAACCCGGTGATATTTGAGATAGGTTGTAATGATGGATCTGATACAGAAAAGTTTGTAGCTGATTTTCCAGATGCAACTATTTATTGTTTTGAACCAGATCCAGAAACCGTAAAAAGATTTCTAGAAAGAAAGCTAAATGTAAAATTATATCAGGCTGCTATTTCTGATGTAACTGGCTTTACAACATTCTCTCCTAGTAATAACAATGGTTTATCCGGCTCTATTGTAAATCCAAAGATACATCTAGAAGTATATCCACAAGTTAAATTTATTGCACCAATAGAAGTTGCTACTTATTCTTTAGATGATTTTGTTTCTGCTGCTGGAATTGATTTTATAGATTTCATTTGGGCAGACGTACAAGGCGCTGAAGAAAAGATGATACGTGGTGGAATGAACACACTTACTAAGAAAGTAAAATATTTATTTACTGAATTTAGTAATGTGGAACTTTACGAGGGCGCTCCTACACTACCAAGAATATTGGAACTATTGCCAAGCTTTGAACTTGTTGAAGTTCCCTGGCAATGGTGGGCAGATGGGAATTGTTTACTAAGGAATAAGAACCTATGAATATTTTAGTAACTGGTTGCGCAGGATTTATCGGTAGTGTAGTTACAGAGCATCTAGTAAATGCTGGTCACGCCGTTATCGGGGTTGATAATTTTCAAAGTTCATACAGAGAGTCTGTACACCCCAAGATCAAATTCTACGAAGGAAGCATTGGTAATGACAATCTGCTAGGTGCTATTTTCAGAACAGAGAATGTGGATCTAGTTTGTCATCTAGCAGCAGAAAGCGTGATAGGTAAAGCAAGCTCTGATCCATACATTTTCTTTAGAGACAACGTTGAGTATGGAATGAGATTGCTAGAGGCCATGCGCTGGTATAACTGTAATAAGTTAGTAATGAGTTCTACGGGATCATCTTATGGTGAGCCTGTATACTTACCAATGGATGAGCAACACCCGCAAAATCCTATAAATGCTTATGGAGAATCTAAGTACATTTACGAACGTATTATAAAATGGTATGCTAAATCCTACGGGCTAGAATACATGATGTTCCGCTACTACAACGTTGGTGGTGCTACAGAAATGAACGGCGAGAGAAGAAGAAATGAAACTCGTCTAGTTCCAGTAGCGCTGAAAGCTTTGTATGAAAATTTAGCTATGACTATTTACGGAACGGATTACCCAACTAAAGATGGTACTGCAATTAGAGATTATCTCCACGTAAAAGACGTAGCACAGGCACATCTACTGGCTATTGAAAAACTAGTAGCCGGTGATAAGAATAAGATATACAACCTGGGTAGTGAGAAGGGGTTTACTGTATACGAAATACTTTCACGCATCCAGGTGTTATCTGGAAAAAACATAGCTCTGCTTTCTGGCCCAAGAAGACCAGGAGATCCAGTTAGCCTAGTAGCGTCAAGTAAATATGCGAAAGAGGATTTGAAATGGAATCCACAATACTCAGATCTAGATACAATCCTAGAAGATTCTATTTCATGGTATGAAAGGAAGATGAGATGATTATTTCTGCAACTCCTTTGAGGGTGTCTATTATTGGTGGAGGAACAGATTTACCCGAATGGTTTATAAAAAATACGGGGTGCGTAGTTGGATCATCTATTGATAAATATGTCTACGTAATTGTCAATAAAAGATTTGATGATAAAATTTATGTTGGGTACACTAAACAAGAAATCGTAGATTCTGTGGATGAGATACAACACGATCTGATAAGAGAAGCAGCAAAAGCAGCGGGACTAACAAAAGGTTTTGAAGTAAAAACTATGTCGGATGTTCCATCAGCAGGATCAGGATTAGGATCGTCTAGTGCATATCTTGTTGGTTTACTAAACGCCTTCTACCACTACAAGAATAAACCCAAAGAAAATAAATTACTTGCGTATGAAGCTTTTGTTATAGAAAGATATTATCTTAATAGAAGCGTTGGTATGCAAGATCATTTACTCTGTGGCCTAGGTGGACAAAACAGAATTACATTTACTGATGATCTACCGACTTGGGAAGAAATAGAACTTAGAAAAGACAATCTATTTATGCACTACACTGGCATTACTAGAAACGCAAATGATATTCTAAAGCAACAAGTCTTGAGTGTAGAAGAAAAATACTCTTACTACGCAGAGCTATCTGATAAAGCTATTCAATTTGAACAATCTAATTTAGAGACAATACTAAAAGCAGGATGGGAAATCAAGAAAGCCCTATCTCCTGACATTTCTAATGAGGCTATTGAACAGATGATTGGTGTCGCTAGTGGGGGTGGTGCAACAGCTTGGAAGATTTTAGGTGCTGGTGGTGGAGGCTTTCTACTATCATATGTACCAAAGGAAAACCAAGAAAGGTTTTCATTGGCAATGAGAGACTATAAAGAAATGCCATTTGCTTTTACAAATTATGGAACAAGGATTATTTATAATGGATTATAATATTAAACTTATTGCAGATAAAATCGCTAGTTGTAAAGGGATTGTTTATACCTGCGGTAATGGTGGTAGTTCTTCTACGGCTTCACACTTCACACAAGATCTAATAAAAGCCTGCCAAATTCGTTCCATTTGTCTAACAGATAATGTGCCATATCTTACTGCTGTAAGTAATGACGATGATTATGACAATGTGTTTAGCAGCTATTTGAAATTGTTCTGGCGTAAAGGCGATTTGCTTTTTCTGATTAGCGGTAGTGGGAACAGTAGGAACGTAATTAATGCCGCTGATGCTATGAGAGATGCTATAGAAACTATCGCTCTGGTTGGATTTGATGGTGGTCAACTAAAGTACTGCGTTGATTATTGTATTCATTCTGCTATCCATGATATGCGAAAGGCAGAAGATGAACATATGAAAATTATTCATCAAATTATTGAGAGTATTACCAATGGGACCGTTTGATTATTTTGATAAAATCTATTGCATAAATTTAGATAGTAGACCAGACAGATGGGAATTGGCTAAGGAAGAATTTCAAAAGGCTTGTATACTTGATCGGGTAGAAAGGTTCTCAGCGGTAGCTATGCCAGAAAATCCAGCGAGAGGTAATCATCTTAGTCATGCACAATGTATTAGAAAAGCTAAAGAAGCTGGTGCAAAAAATGTTTTAATTTTTGAAGATGATATTGAATGGCTAGACAATCCACTAGAATTAAAAAGAGTTATTCCAGAACTAAAGGAATGGGATCTTCTTTATCTAGGTGTGAATACAGAACGGGTTTGTTATCAAGAAAGTTATCACCTTGCTAGGTTAACGTTTGCTTACTCTACGCACGCCTACGCAATAAACAATACACTATTTGATACGCTTATTGAATTGAATGAAGACCCGAAGACATTACATAACGATGTAAGAATGTCAGATGAAATTGTACCCAAGTACAAATGCTACGCTACCATACCCCTACTGGCAGGACAAAGAAAAAGTTTCTCTAATGTTATGAATACGGTGATGGATTCAAATCCAGTATTTCTAAGTCGTTTTAAAGACAACCTAGTAACCAAACAATTTCCTGTAGCTGAACCTACCTTTGTCACATTTATTATTCCAACAATGGGTAGAAGCACACTAGCAAGAACAGTTGATAGTATCATAGCACAATCAGCGTGGAACTGGAAAGCGATTGTAATGTTTGATGGTAGAGATCCAAACTACAGCACAACTAACGATCACGTTTCTATTTATAAAAGAGAACAGAAAGGTCACGCCGGTCTAGTTAGAAATGATGCCATGAAGTATGTAACTACAGATTGGATTGCCTTTGTTGATGATGATGATTGGGTAACTGATGATTACGTCCACACGCTCATGCGTTATGCTAATGATTACGATGTAGTTATATTTAGTTATAAGGACGTAACTAACGGTAATGTTCAGCCGCCAAGTAGTCACAGAGACTTTGTATACTGTAATGTTGGGATTAGTTTTGCTGTAAGAACAGACTTTGTTATAAGAAATAATATACAGTTTCCAGCGTTCTCTACGGAGGATTTTGGTTTCTTAGATGCTTGTAGAAAAGCGGGTGCTAGATATATACTTACCCATGAGATAAAATATTTAGTGGGTGGAATTGGTGGGTGGAGAGAAAGGAATTAATATGTTGACTTTGTGTATACCAACTTTAACAAGATATGATTTGCTAAAGACTTGTATTAAATCAGCAGAAAATGGAAATGTAAAACCAGATAAATACTTGGTTATTGATAACGGAAGCAGATTAGATTTCAAACATCCCAAGGTAGAAGTTGTTTCCTTTGGTAGAAATATTGGCGTAGCTGCGGCTTGGAATTATTTTATACAGAACTCAGATGATAATAGAATTATTTGTAATGACGATATTGCTTTTTATCCTGACTCAATTGAAGAACTTATGAAGTATCACACAGAAGATGTGATCACATGCTCCAACGGTCTAACAACAAATGCGTTCTCTTTGTTTGTTATCAGTAATTTTATTATTGATAAGGTCGGCTTATTTGATGAAACCATTTCTCCAAACTATGCCTACTATGAGGACAATGATTACTATAGAAGAATGCAGCTATTAGGTTACAATCTAAATAAAGTGAAGGCATGTAACGTAGGGCACTATTCAAGTGCTACACTTAAATCCTACAACTCTCAACAAACAAGAGAGCATCATATGAGATTTAATATTGCTACTGAAAACTATGTAAAGAAATGGGGAGGACTTCCGGGGAAAGAAATTTATACCGTACCGTATAATGGGAAAACAATATGAACAATGCTATTGGAATAGATGTGAGTACATGGCAAGATAATTCACAAACTCCACAGAGAATTGATTGGACAAAACCAAAACTCTATGATGTGAAGTTTGTAATTAATCGTGCTGTATTTGGTACTCTAACTGACGAAGATTTTTATTATAATTTCGCAGAACAAAAAAGATTAGGATATATTAGATCTGCTTATGGGTTTTTAGATTATAGAACTACTGCCCCTACGATTGCAGATCAGGCAAGAGCATTTGTCAACGTACTCAAAAGCGATCATGGAGATATGCCACTTGTATTTGTAGATTTTGAGCAAGCCAATTCTAACTGGCCTACTCTACCATCGAGAGGAGTATGCCTATCGATGCTACAAACTTATATGGGCATTGTAGAAGATGGGCTAGGAATTCAGTGTGGTTTGTACACAAGCCCAAAACATATCAAATATAATTTATCCCTATTCTCTGGTGATACCTGCTTAATCCCTGTACCAGATTGGCTAAAAGATAAGAACCTGTGGGTAGCTGCTTGGCCTTCTGTTCCGGCGGGGGAAGATACGGAAGACTACATTGAGCGAACCGGGTGGCAACCGAACCTATATGGTCAGTGGGACTACTGGACTTTCTGGCAATACGGTACACCCGCAGAAGGTTTAGGAATGGGAATGGAAAGCAAAGAAATAGATAAGAACTATTTCATGGGTACCGAACAAGAACTAAAAGAATTCTGTAACTTAGATGATGATGGAGATCCGATAAAAATGTGGGAAAATAATGTAATGATCGCTTCCTTTGATAAAGCCAGCACATACAACTCACCTACAAATGTAGACTTTGTTGCTCTAAAGGCTGCTGGTTTTGACGCTGTAATGTTGCGGGCCGGAACTTCAGATGATAGATTGAACTACGATGACCCTAGTGCAGATTATGTACCTGATACCAGATTTCCATCGTTCTTCAATGCTGCTACTGCTGCTGGATTACGAGTTCTTATTGACTATGATTTCAATGCAATGCTAGATAGTACCAGAGGTTATGATGGTTTTTGGACACTAAGACATATCAACAATCTACTTAGTGGTGGATTTAAGCCTGCTGCTGGTGGGGCATTGATATTGAATTGTGAAAGAAATACTTGGTATGAAAGCATTGCTTTTAAAACTTGTACCTCCAATATGTACGGCCAAGATTTACGTAGTGTATTCGATGCTATCTGGACACAGTTTAGATTAGTTCCAGGTGCGAGAACCGGTACTTGGTTTCTAAACAAAAAGGATGAAGGTGGTGTAGTTATTAGTTCACAGTTACCCTGGTTAGATAAAGGCGAAGCTAATGTACCTATGTTCTTAGTTAGACTAAAGAAACCCATTGGTACATTCTTTACCGGTAATGTCCACGATCTAGTCGCTGATGTTCCTGATCCTACTACAACTTATATTACTGTTGATGGTAAACCAGTAAAAGAACAATCTCTATACCTATACTTCGGTAATCAAACTAAGTGGAAAGGTTGGGAAGTTGCCTGGGTAAAGAACAATGCTGTAAAGGATGCTCAGGGAAATCTAGCAGTATTTAGAGCGATCATTTGGGATGGAGATAAGAAAGCGTTTAATACTTACTTCAATTTCCCCGCTGTCAATCCAGATCCAGATCCTGACCCCGATCCAGATCCAGAACCAAATCCCGAACTAGAAGCAAGAGTAAAAGAACTAGAAGATGATATGGCACTACTTAAGTCATCTCTAAAACCATTTGTAGAAAGCTAAATAATAAGGGGGAGAATTATCTCCCCCTAAAGGAATTTTATGGCATTAGTAGAACGTGTAACACATGAAGATTTATTATTGTATGAGATACTTAGAAATCCAATACTTTGCACAGAGTTCCTAGAGAACTTTGATAAATTACCTACAGAAGAACCATTTGAATTAACTTGGTATCAAAAAGATATTCTAGGAGATTTCAATAGTTACATTTCTATAATTGCTGGACGTTCAGCAGGTAAAACAGTTTCTCTAGTTTCTATTATTCGTTGGATCTTAATTTATAAAGTATTTCCTACGGATTATATTGTTTACTTGGTTCCGAGTAAGGTGCATCTTGAACCGGTGTGGTCAGGCTTGGTTAGAACATTTAGATCGAATACACTTCTAAAACATTTCATTGCTCCTAATTCTGGTATCAATTCAAGCGACTTTAAAATAACCCTGCTAAATCAATCCGTGCTGTTATGTCGTATTGCTGGTCAAACCGGTACAGGCGTTAGCGTCATCGGTCTACACACACCATTCTTTATGGTAGACGAAAGTGGTTATCAGCCTTGGGGATCATGGATTGAACTTCAGCCAACAATCAATACCTTTACTCCTGGATTTAGATTGATGGTATCGGGCGTTCCAGATGGGCGTAGAGAGAATTCTGTTTGCTATCATTGTGACCAAGAGAACTCTAGTTATTCCAAACATAGAATAAGCTCCGATATGAACCCTCGTCTAACAGAGGATGATCGACAACGAGCAGTTGAACAATACGGTGGGGATGACTCAGACGATTTCATTCACCTGTGGAAAGCTCAACACGGCAAACCTGTTTTCGCATTATTTGATAGAAACTCTTTCGCTTTTAATAGTGATCCGGTGTACAAGCTAGTACTTAATGGTATTCAACTAGCTGATAATATTTCCGAGTATGTTTCTAGGGTGAGACTATTTCCAGGATTACCGGACAGAAGTGATCCAGTTATTATGGGAGTAGACCTAGGTTATACTGAACCAACTGCAATTGTTATTTTATATTTAGATCGTTTGGGAAGATTGCGCTTTCATGGTAGGATTAGATTAGAAAAGGTTTCATTCCCTGTTCAAAAAGGTTTCATTGATGAGCTAGATTCTAAATTCAATCCTGTTATTATTGGCGTTGACCGGGGTGGTGTTGGTATTCCAGTGACACAAGACTTGCTAGAGAACCTAGACTACGCACACAAGGACTACCAAAAAAGATTGATACCGATTGATTTTTCTTCATCGTTAGTTATTGGTATTGATACAGAGGGTAATGAAATAAAATCTAAAACAAAGCCGTTTGCTACTTCAATTCTACAAGAGTACGCAAACAATCACAAGCTAGTCTTTACCCATACAGATCTTGAAATGGTATCAGAACTAGAAAGAATGACCTATACAAAAACTCCTACGGGAGACATTGTATATAGAACGATGACAAACAAAGGTGGTAAAAAAGGCGAAGACCACTTTACTTCTGCATTACTATGTGCAGTATTAGCCTACTATCTCAAAAACGATTTTATGTCTTATAAGCCTCAAACGGTAAGGCTTGCAAGACCTGGCTGGTTTTAAACTATGGAAATCAAAGCACAATCAGAATCTAATGTACAAGATCCAAATGCACAGCAGTTTATTACGTTAGCAAAAGCTGCTATTAATACATTGAGTGGTGGAACAGCGTCAAACCCCTGGACACCATCTGATGTAGATAAACTTGAGATTGATACTCCTGATTATGTTAAACTTATCAAGGCTTGTAGATTCTTCTACAAGAAAGATCCACTCGTTTCTTCTACAATAAACAAGCTAGTAGAAGTTGGTATCAACAAACTTGAGTTTAATAAAAACGGTTTATCAGAAAACGAATTCAGAATTTTCACTTCTATGAAAGATATGCTAGAAGAATTTGCTGAAGTCATGGCGCTAGAATTTTTAATTTCTGGTTTGGTTGTACCAGAAATTAAATATGCTAGGGCAGATAAGAATACAATAAAACAATTAGGTATCAAGAAGTACGATACTCTAATTCTACCTGCTACTATGTTTATTAGAGATCCAGAAACGATCAAGATTAAACAGAGTCCATTTGCAGACAAGCCATCTTATTTCCTAAAAATTCCAGCAGAACTTATTTACTTTATTATGAATAATGGTAAGTACTCTGATGGTACACAGGATAAGCAGGCTTGGGAAATGTTACTTGCACTTTATCCAGAGTTTGTAGCACTCGTAAGAAGTGGAAAGAAAGAAATTCCAATAGAAGATGATCATCTAATATTCCGCAGAAAGGTACAACCAAATGATCCATATCCAGTTCCTTATTTATCCGCTGCTCTAGAATCTCTAAAGCACAAAAGAAATCTAAGAAGAATGGATTATGCAATTGCCTCTAGAGTTATTGGAGCAATTCAACTATTCAAACTAGGGAGTGATGAATTCCCTGTTACAGAAGATAATGCTGAAGATCAGTTTGGTGCTATCAAAGATCAAATGCTTTGGCGTGATTATTCTGGAAAAGATATAGAAAGAATTTTCCAATTGTTTGCTAACCATACACTAAACATTGAGTGGGTTGTTCCAGACACACAGGCAATGCTAGATGAACAAAAATACATCAGCGTAAATCAGGACATTATCTATGCACTTGGTTTTCCAAGAGTATTGATTACTGGTGAAGCTGAAAAGACAGGTACCAGTGATCCTCAGTATGCCATGATGAGTCCATCTAGAACTATGGAGAACTTTAGAAAGCGCGTACTAGATGTACTACAGGATATTGTAGATCAGGTAGCCGAACAGAATAAACTAAAGTCTTCTCCTGAACTTAAGTTCAAGCCTCTAACTCTATTCGATCACGCTACACTTCTAAAGAGTCTAGCCGATCTATACAATGCTGGTAATATTTCTAGACATACCTACGCTTCTGAACTTGGCTACAATTGGGATGACGAAGCAGAACTTAGAAAGGCAGAACAAGAAAAGATTACTGAGATGGGTATTGATGCTTTTGCTCCAAGACCATTTAGCAATCAACCTGGGCAAGAAGGCGGAGAGCAAGGTCCAAAAGATGCTGCTCCTGATAAGACTAATAAATCAAAGCCTAGTAACGTAAATAACAATTCCAATAACAAGAATGGTGACAATTAATGTAATATTGGGTCATTATTTTAGTTTTATGGTATAATATTAATATATAATGATGAAACAATCATTTTATAGAGGTATAATGGACAGTGTAAATTTTGACATTAAAGAATTCGAATTTGTTACCGATGGAGATGGCGAGGGGGAAGCTTTTGCTTCCGTCTCCTTGAACCCCACCTTCCGTTGGTGCAAGTTCGTACTAACAGATGATTTACCAAATGCTAATAGACAACGAATTCCGCAAGAGGAGTTTGATAATCTTATTAGAACAGGCATTAATGCTCCAATCAAAATGGCCGCAGGAGAGATCAAGCAAGGCCACGATAACTCCATCCCGCTAGGAGTTATCACCCACCTAAAGAGAGAAAACAATTATGTGAAGGGGTTGGCTGCATTATGGTCGCTCGAAAGGCCGGAGGACGTTGAACTAATCAAGCAACGTTATGACGAAGGCAAGCCATTAAATCTTTCTTGGGAAGTTCTTTATAGTGATGCTGAAGTAGATGAAAGTGGCGTAACTGCTCTGCGCAATACTGCTCTAAGGGCTACTACTTTTGTAGGTATGCCTGCATATGCTGGAAGAACACCTATCCTAGAAGTTGCTTCAGTCAAGGAGGGAACCCAGGAGGAAACAGATTCTAATTTGGAGGATACTAAGTTGGAAGAACTAGAACAACTAAAGGCGCAGGTTGAAGAACTAACCGCCTCGCTTGCTCAGAAGTCTAGTGAACTTGATGAACTAAAGGCGCAATTTGATGCTATCAATGCTGAAAAAGAAACCTTAGCTGCGTTCAAGAAACAGATTGATGATGCAAAAGCTGAGGAAGAAAAGTTCTCTGCAATTAAAGTTAAATTTCAAGAAGCAGGTTTAGAAAGAACAGAAGATTATTTCTCTGGCAATCGTGATAAATTACTAGCCCTCGATGAAGGCGCACTTGAATTCATGATCCAAGATCTAGTTGCTTTTGCCGCTTCACAGAAGGTTGCTGAAAGTAAATCTTCAGTGATCCTTCCCCCACTCAGTAATAACAATGACAAGATTGATCCAAAAGATCTTGGTCGAAGACTTCGCAATAGATAATAGGAGTTTAAAATAAATGGAGATCAATAAAGTTAATGGCGACATCAAAGGTGTCGTGCTAACTCAAGATATTGTTGAAGGGCGCTTTGTATGTCTAACCAGCCACAGTTTCAATGCTGACTTCGGTTCTCAGACCGACCTACCAGGCGTAAAGCTTCCTACCACAGCAGATGAAGCTAAGCGCGCTCGTTTCATTCTAACCTGGGCAGTAGACAATCGCACACCCCCATACTACAATCCTCAACCAGCTTATGCTTGGTCACTAAGACGCGGTGGATTTGGTGGAGCAGCTAATGTTCCATTCTCCGCAACTGTTTGGCTAACCTATCCTGGCTATCAGGACGGTGTAACAATTCCTTCCGGTACCTCAGCTCTAGCTTTTGGTGCTGGAACATTTACTGTACCATCCGGTGCATATGTTTATAACGCCAGCCTACAGACTCCAGGGGCAGCCCTCGCAGTTTCGTACTCGGGCGCTTACGCAGGTATGTTGGAATATACAGCCACTTGGGATGCTTCCGTTGTTGTAGCAGTTGTTGATGAATACAATAGCTCAACCGGGGATTTGACTGTTTCAACCAGAGAGTTCTAATAAATAAGTGGAGGCTTTTTAAAACATGGATGCTGAACTAAAGCAATCAGTTGCTTCTCTAATGAAAGATGCAAAACAGAGAGAAGCTTTTTCTGAAATGATGGTTGAATATATCGACCCTCAGCACATTACTACAGACTTTGTAGGTCTACTTCTAAATGCACGCGCTATGAAACCCGGTGACTCACTTGTGAAGAAAGTTCGCAAGGGCATTAGAGTTCACACTCTAGTTCCTGGATCGATCCCACTATCCAGTGAAATCACTGTGTCAGAACGCATGAACTACATTCTCGATGGTAGCATCGTGAGTGTAACTGCTAATGAATGGGAACTACAATCAGGTGAACTTGGCACCGTTGATAGCATTCGCAATGAAATGCAAGCTAAGCTACGTGACCACTTCATGAATAAAGTATTCACCGCCCTAACCACAATCTGGACCGCTGTGAATACTCCTAGTAACTTTACCAATATCGGTTCCTCAGTAACCAAGACAGCGCTTGATGATATGATTGAACACATCAATCAGACTACACCAGGGGCTAAGGCTATTGTTGGTACTCGCGCTGCTCTACAGCCCATCATGGCATTTGTTGGTTGGGATAGTTTCTCATCGACCAATGCAATGATTGATGGTATTGCTGAAGAACTCCGCAGAACCGGTTGGGTTGGTCAATATCTTGGTGTACCACTAGTGGTAGTTCGCCAGGAATATGACAATCCAGAAGATTACAACAAACTAATTCCAGAAGACAAGATCCTAGTTATTGGCGAAAATGTTGGTGAATTTGTCACCTTCGGTGGACCACAGGCAAGTGAATGGACTGATCCAAAACCAGTTCCTCCACAGTGGTACTTCCGCCTCTACCAGCAATATGGTATGATTATCGACAATGCTCAGGGTATTGGTGTTCTAAAGGTTGCATAATTTATTTCGGTAAGTTTGAAAAGGGGCGGGTATTTTTTGAAAACGCCCGCCCCTTTTTATTTTAAATAAAAGAAAGGAATTTTCTAAGGTATGAATAAACAATATGATCCAGAAGTTTTCTCTGCTATGCAAACTGGTGATCCAGTAGCTACATATCAGAAAACTATTTTGGCAAAGGTTAGTATTTTGGTTTTGAATCCATTTACAGGCGCACCAGAAGAACTACTCTTATACGGTAAACCTGGGGAAGAAGAATCAATTATTAGAACTTGGTCAGTAGCGGAAGATGTTTTCTTCAAGCGAATGAATAAAAGACATTTTACTAGTGGCGTTATTATCAAGAAAGAATCAACTCAGGTAGTGGAAGAAACCACTTCTCTGGAACAATCTAGTGATGAAGATCTACTAAAAGTTGTGAACAGTAAATTCTATGCCCTTCAAAGTGTTCTAAATAAAACTGAATCAGAAGCACTAGTAAATAGAATTCTGACTATTGCCAGGGAACAGGAAAAATCTGAGAAAATTATTAAAGCAATTGAAACTCGCTTGGCTGAGATTCAGTCTGCTCAACTCCCTTCAATGGAATAATAGATAAATGGCAACTACGACACTAGATTACCTAATACCAGAATTGAGACTTAAGATAGGAGACTTTACTGAACCCTATCGCTATTTGGATCAATGGTTAATTGTGGCATTGAATCTTGGCGCTAAAAAACTTCAACGGTATAACAAATCGAAATACCTAATTGATTCAAGTAATCTAGTTTCAAGAAATCCAAATAGTTTAATGTTTAGCACAGATGAAGCTACTGAGGGAGTAATTGAAAAGAAGGATGAATATATTTTTATTGTTATGGCAGCCTTTATTATTCTAGAAGGATCTTTAGAGAATTCTGCCTGGACAACAACTTCTTGGAGAGACGCAGAAATTAGTTTCAGTAACTTAGAATCTGGAAGACTAAAAGAAGGTGGGCTAGAAAGAATGATGAAAGAATTAGATGATCTTCTACTAGCTCCTACAAAACGTTTAGCTACTCCTGAGAAACAATCTCTCCCAGGATATTTGAATAACGATTACGAGAGAACAGGAGATTATTAATATGCAATTAAGTGGTCAAATTACAGTTTTACAAACTTCCACTAAAGGACCAGACGTTAGTGGAAATATGTTCTTACTAAAGCCACACCCATCCAATACTGTAACTGTGTGGGTTGGTAATGTGGATAATGTTGTTACATCTGGCAATGGCTATCCAATAGCTTATGATGCTTCACCAATCATAGTACAAATAACTAATTTAGAGAGTTTATATTTTCTAAGTGGGAGTACAGGACAAAAGATTTGTTGGCTAATATTGGAGTAAAATAGTATGAACAAGAAACGCTTACTACCAATAGTAGCTAATAATATACTAACAACAACTCCGATCAGTTGGTTGTTACGAGATGAATTTTTAACTAATCTACCGGCAAGTGGTATAAATAATACACCAGCAGAGCCGGGACCAGGAACAAGAACTGTCATTGATACTAATAATATAATTAGTATAAATTCAGGAAACTTAATTATTAATGGAACTTCGGCGGCAGGTGATAGATTTTACTTGGATGGGATTACACGAACAGCAGGAAGAATTTTATTCTTTACCGTACCAGTAAATACTAGTCATGCTACTAATAGCACAGATACAATTGGTTGGGCAAATGCTACTGCTGCGGGGTCAGTGGGGCACGCAATTGACACATCAACTGCATCAGGAAATTTTGTTGCAAGAGATAATGGTACTGCTGCGGGTCCGGTTATGATTTCCCAAGCACTTCCTTGGAAAATTGCTATTGTACTGAGAAGTTCCGGTGCATTTTGGTTTTATAAAGGCGAATCAACAGGCAATAAGTGGGTCTTTCTTTGGTTATCTTCGCTAAACAACAGCGCAACAATGTATCCAAAAATAAATATGAGCGCTGCCAATGCAAAAAATTGGCAAGCAGGTTATTTTAGAGTTCCACTTAATGTGTGGCTACCAACCCCACTTGCATCTGATTCCTTTAATCGCTCTAACGGTGCATTGGGTAGTACAGATGGTGCGGCACATGCAGAGGCAAATGGTGGTGGTGGGTTGGCGTGGACAGGAGGTTCAACTTGGTCTATCAGCGGGAATAAGGTAATAAATACCCCCACACAAGGGATCGACACAGTTCTAAACGGAGGAATGGAAGATGGTGATCCTCCTACAAGTTGGGTCGCACTAAATACCCCCGTAACCCACGAAAGATCGAATGTACAGGCGCACAGTGGTTCTTATAGTGTACATGTTGTTACAGATGGCAACAGTGAAGGAACCCTTCAAGCTAATGTAACCCCCACTCAAAAGACTTGGTATTATTTTTCTTTATGGATGTACCGCGTTAATGGTTATACTTACACAACCGCTGGTAATTATAATTTCTTGAGTCCAACATTAAATACATGGGTAAATTTAAGGGGAGTTTTTAATAGTGGAACCTCGGTCAACTTTGGTGTTGGCAATGACGGAACAACCACTGGTGAAATGTATATAGATGATGTGGTTGTAAAACCTCTCAATATAGCTGAACTGTTTTCGGGTCTAGTTACCGGATCTTCGGATGTTATTTCTGATGTAAATATAACTATTGCAAATACATCTCAAACACACTACCCAACCGGAATGGTTTTATGCTTGGACAATCCAAATAATCCGCTGAATTATATTGTTGCCTATGTTGGTGGCGACTCTGCTGGTGGAAGCTCTGCGACTCTTGCAAAATGCATAGATGGCGTAATAACCAACTTGGTTAATGGTGCCATTACTCCTGTTGCCAATGCCACTTTAAGAGTTATTAAAAACGGACAAAACATATCTATTTATTATAACAGTGTCATAGTGGGAACGGTTCAAACTGTTGGCGACAATGCGATTATAAACAATAAAATTCATGGAATGTTTGCGACTCATCCAGATAACTCCCTAGATAGCTACGCTTGTTGGGCAATCGGAAGCGAAGGGCAATATTCTCTACTTGATAAATACACAAAATAAGGGATTTTTATTATGCCAAAATGTTTGATGGTTTTACCGTTCTCAAATGGAAATATTTCCACTGATTTATCTAGGGTGGCAAGTTGGGTGATTGGCAGTTATGCTCCTCCCCCCGCTGGAACAGCGCCATATGTTTTAGTTTGGCTAGATGCCGATCAAACAGTAATTAATACCCTAACGGCAAGGACAGACTGTTTGTTTATCTGCAATAGAAATGATGATGGATCGTTTGAAACCGCCAATATAATGGCAACGGCAAGAAACGCTGTAAGAACGAAGATAGCCAACATGGGCTTTACTGGTTCTCAATATGGTCTTCTCAATGCCGCAATTCAATCAAGTCAAAATAGAACGGAGTTAGCTTACGCGCTTGCAACAAAAGCATTTTTTAGAGATGCAGATAAAACTCCTATGACACAAGAAGATGTTATGGGAACAAGACAAGGATAATAATGGATTGGTTAACTTTATTAAATGTTATTATTTTAATTTTATCGGACGAAAGCAAGCACTTCTTATTGGCCTTATTTTCGGGGCTGTTGGGGTACTGCTTGACTTCGATCATGTTGTTTGCGCCCTATTGGGTTTATCTCCGTTTGACCCGCAAAGTGGAAGTTTCGGCTGTCGTTTATTTCATGCTATTTATAGCGACGCTAGCTGGTATTTGCTTTGCGGTACAATCGCATATTTACTTGGATGGTTTATCTACATGGCTTACAAAACCATTAGGACCAGGACTTAATATTATACAGTAACGAAAGGATTAAATAATGGATAAAAGAATAAAGGTTTTATTTTGGGGTGATGGTGTTATTGAAACAGGGTTTGCAAGGGTATTACACTCAATCGCAAAATACTTACCCCAGGAGAAGTTTAATATTTCTTGGTTAGCGGTTAATTACTTTGGTGATCCTCACCCATATCATAATCTTAGGATTTATCCTGCTTCTTTGAAGGGGGATATTTATGGGCTGAAAAGAATTCCAGATCTAATTAATATTGAAAAGCCGGATGTTATTTTTATTCTAAATGATGCGTGGGTACAACATCCCATGCTCGATGCGATTAAACAAGCTTATGGTAATAATCCGCTGCCAAAAATTGTAAGCTATATTCCAGTAGATGCAAAAGATCATGATCCAGATTGGTATGCTAATTTTGATATTGTAACTCATCCGGTTGCATATACAGAATTTGGTAAAATTGAAATAATAAAGGCACGGCCTGATCTTGAGAATAAAATAAAGGTTATTAATCACGGGGTTGATTTGTCAGTATTTCACCCACTAAAGGATTCTAAAGAACAGGTCAAGAAAACAATTTTCCCTAACAGACCTGATTTTTATCAAGATAGCTTCATTGTTCTAAATGCGAATCGCAACCAACCTCGCAAGAGAATTGATATTACGATGGAAGCGTTCAAGCTATTCGCTGAGGGAAAACCACTAAACGTAAAACTATACTTACACATGGGAGTTCAAGACTCTCATATAAACATTAGTAAGATGGCTAGTAGATTGGGTCTAGCAGATAGATTGATTATTACTAGCCTTAGAAACGGTGTACAAACTGTAACCACTGAAAGGCTGAACCTAATTTATAATGCTACCGATGTGGGCATAAACACAGGTCTAGGTGAAGGATGGGGATTAGTAAATATGGAACACGCAGTAACGGGCGCACCACAAGTTGTGGCAGATAGTAGCGCCCTACAAGAACTTTATTATGATTGCGGCCTAACTATTCCAACTACCATGAGCTACACTCTAGATAATATTATGACCACTGGTATGCTTGTAAAACCAGAGGACACCGCTGAAAAGCTACAAATTCTATACGAAGACAAAGAGCTTTATAAGACATTATCAAAGCGCGGCGCAGCTAAGTTTTCTTCTCCTGAATATTCTTGGAGAGAAATTGCAAAACAGTGGGCAACTTTATTTGAGGTATAAATAATGCTTATTACCTTCCCTACAAACACTACAGAAGTGATCGATGCTATTCGCTCCGCAATTGGTAGAGAAGTCACCTTTTACGCTGAGTATAGTGTTCCTTGTTCGGCATGTACGCTAGATCCTGTCACTAATACTTCTACTAACTCTTTCTGTCTTGTGTGTTCGGGAGAAGGTTATGTTATTACTTACTCCGGTACGACACTCACTGGTCATGTGACACATTATCCATCAGAGATAATGCAATGGTCTACAGGGGGCCAGTACATTGAGGGAGATTGCAGAGTTCAAATTAAATACACCCCGGCTAATATTACCGTAGTTGATACGGCTTCCTATGCAATAATTGATGGAAAGAAATTCGATGTTAGAAAAAAAATCATGCGGGGGTTTAGGGAACTAAACAGGATCTTAATTGATCTTATTCAAAGACAATAAGAAAGGATTATATAATGGAATTCAAAATGGTTCAGAATGTTGAGACTGTAGATCTTATTCAGTTCATCAACAGGAAAAAGAAATTGCACCAGAGACTTCTTCTAAATGCTTTAGAGGAAGCTTTGGATGTGGGTTCACCAGAATACAAATTTTTGAGAAAGATTATCCTAGATAATACAAATGATTTTTCTAGATCGGTTGTAAGAACTATCTTTGGAGATTCTTTCGAGGGACTGATTAAGTAATATGTACAATGAATATATCCAAGCCATAAAAGATGATATAGCTGGATTGACTAGATTGAAAGACGCGGTAAGATATTTGAGTGCAGAGTATGAAAATCTACGGAGACTAGAAGAAAGTCTAAGTCAAAATGTTCAGCAGCAAGATGCCGCTTATCTAGCTTTAAAATCTGTTGAGCAGATGGCTATGGATATACTAGTTGAAGAAGGTATGGATGCTCTTGTCAAAACAAAAGAGTTTGATGTTCCTGTATTTAGACGAGGTTTTTTACAAGCACTACGAGATCCAGAAAATATAAGATTTAGAGTTTCCCAATCCGGGGCACTAATCGTAAGAATTACAATGAGATCTGCTGGTGACTTAGAAGATTATGCTGCCGCTATTGATAGTACTAGAGAGGATATGAGGATAAGTATTTACGGAAAAAGACCTCTACCGCCAGCATTAGCGTCTAAGATGTGGAAAGAAAAATATTACCAACCCGCTAGGGAAGGGACCACAGTTCCAATACCTAAAAAGAAAAAGAGCAAAACCGGAAGAACTAGAAAAGGTAAAGAAAGAAAAGACAAGACAGCAGAATATATTCGACAGTATTGGCAAACGATTGAAAGCAGAGCCGCCCGTTTTATGGGACTAGCTCCTTATTGGAGATTAATAAACGAAGGTACGCAACCTTTGAATAGTGATAGGGGCGGGAAACCATATCCTAGGATAAGAGCTACCAGGTTTATTGAGAGAACAATAAAACGCTTGAAGGAGCTTTATAATCAAGAGTTTAGAGAAGCTAATGAGAAGATTAGGGACTTACAAGAAACTAGAAGAAAAGTTATTAGTGCATCAAGATACTGTGAGCAAAGATTAGCCAAACTAGAAAGCATTTTAGAGAACAGACCTAAGAGAGTTGGAAGACGTGAAGCAGCTTCCAGAATCGTTTCTGACGATGAACTTAGGGAGTTCGTTGAACAAGAACTAGAAAGACAGCTTGGTTCTAGAATGAGTTTTGCTGACGCGGAAAGAATGAACAATCTTGTATATAACATTCTCAATAATTTGGAGGGACCAATAAAATTTGAATTAACTCAAACAGGTTCACCAGAAAGAGTTAGAGTTAGATACAGGGAATTACTTAATATCGTCAGAGAATTTAGGAGTCGACGTAGATAATGTGGCAAGAACGATTGGAAGATCTATCCGTATATTATTGGTTAAAGGATAAATTCTCTGCTTATTCCTTTATAACAATTGTTGATGGTTATCCTGAAAATGATTTAGTTATTCCATCTATTTCTGTAGAATGGGATAGCATTGAAGGCAGATACCATGAACTAGGTAATCGCAAAACTGTCAAGATACGTGATTGGTATATTGACATATTTGCTAAAAATAAATCACAGCGGGATGAAATTGCCTATAAAATTTATAATGATCTGGATGATGGAATACCAGTGTATGACTATAACGAAGGATTTCCAGAGCAGGGAGCAACACCAACTAGACTACACTCATTAATTCCAATAGAAAAGAAAATACAAAACATTAGAGTCGATCCAGAGCTTGTTGATGAATTGTATTACAGGGCAGTTGTAATCGTAACAACTGTCTATGATCAATTGTAGGAGGATATTTTTATCACATGGCGAAACGATTAAGCATCCCTTCTAAGGAGTTACAGCTTGTCGTCGTGGGACCAAAGGACTATTTCAAAGCTTCGAGAGTACAAAGACTATCAATTAACTCTGATATTCCTAGCACTATCGTTGATGAAATTGGTTCTGCTTCACACGCTGGCGAAGCAAAAGATACACCAAACGTAACTCTTAGCTTTTCGGCTTTTGACGTAAGTACTAAAATCTTCTCTGCCCTAACCGGCACAGATATGTCAACAGCCTACCCCGCTGCTGGTGTAGATATTTCTAGCCTAAGCGAAATTGATGCTATACTTTATGTAAAGAGTGATTCGGTTACCGACTACGTGAAATCAATCCACGCAAAAAGACTACAGATCAGAGACTTCTCATTCAGCTACTCGGTTGATGGTGAAGCTACTGAAGATTATACCGCTGTAGGCAGCGAAAAGAGAATTTTCGCTTATGATGTTGTGGTTGATAAGTTCACTACTGGCACTACTTCATTCACACTAACCCAAACCCCCGTACAGCTAAAGAATGGTAACTATGCTCTATCCGTAGTTCTTGACGGCGATTATCTAACTGAAGTTACTGGCACTCCTGCTACCGGTGAATACCGACTAGTTGATACTGCACTAACCACAGGTGATAGCCGAGCCGCCCAGGTACTCGTAGTGTATCATGCAAATCCAGCCGGAACCAATTGGGCTGATGTTGCTGATGCTACCATCCCTGCTGCTATTCGTGGTAGAGACGTAAAAATTCAATTAGCGGCCAACTCACTACCAAGAGTTCAAAGCCTTACTATCAACGGTAGCCTAAACACTACTCCTGTAAGAGAACTTGGAAATCGCGGTATTGTTGGTTATCAACGACAGGTTCCAACAGTTGAAGGTACACTAACCGTACTTGATACTGACAACGAACTAGTCAACCTACTAACTTATGGTACTACAACTACTTCAGGTATTGTTGAATGGACTCCAGGAGAAGGTTGCGTCACCAGTGGTATTTCACTATCGGTGCAACTACTTGATCCTTGCGACGACTCCTCACCTTACACTGTTCTCAAGGAAATCTATCTTGACAGCATTGCAGTAGTTGGAGATGCTTACTCTGTAAACGTAAACGGTGACACTCAGCTTCAGATCAACTTCAGATCTCTAACTGCTCACTGTGTCGTGTACAGCGGTGCAAAACCCTAACAGTTTAATATACTAAGGCTTTGAATAAAGGATTAGTCTAACAAGGTACGCCGAGAATCTTTTTAATTCATTAGACTGATTCTCGGCGTTTTTATTTTAATTACGAAAGGAAAAAGGCATGTTAAGTCCAGAGAAAAACGACATTGATATTTCTAAACTATTCCATTGGGGAGATAAGTTTGAAATATTTGATAAGTATGGAAAGAAAATAACTGATGTTTATATCAGATTAGTTGGTGATGCAGATCTGAATAGAGCAAGAACTTTTGCTCTAAGAAAGAGTGCTGAACTTAGAAAGAAACTACGGACAGAGGATACAGACGAAAGACTAGCCTTTATTGCATCTATCTTCGATGTTGAAGAAAAAGAAGACCTAGTTCAGTTTTTGAGAGTTCTAAATACTAGAAGTTTTGCCCAGGAAGCAAACAAAGAAGTACGCATTCCTGTCCCAAGAGAACCACGATCAGACGCTTCTCTAGAAGAACAAGAAGCTTATCAAATTGCAGTAGATGAACATGATAGAAAAAGAATGGATGCAATTAGTGAATATGTTTATGATAAGCTAGACGATCTTAGTAAACAATTACATAATAAAAGTGAAGATCAACTAAGAAGACAATATGAAAAAGAAATGATCAACGAACTTTGTGAAAGAGAAATGATTGCAAAGTTTAAGGATTATTGCGTATTTCTAGCAAGCTTTAAGGATGTTAATTTTAAAGAAAGGTTTTTTGAGACTTTTGATGACTATGATAATGTGCCTACAGAAATTAAGATGCAATATCATACAGCATATGATAGTCTAGAAATCAATGTGGAAGAACTAAAAAAATTGCTAGGAGCAACGCCATAGTCTCTATATGGGAAGTGTCCAAGGCGTTGCAAATCCCGCTAGACACAAAGATAAAAGAGTTAAGAGATGTTCCCTTTACTATTTCCTTTGTGATTAGAAAGCGGCAACAGATCGATAGTATTAACGAACTACCAAAAGAAAAACGTCCAAGTGATGAACTCATTTGGAATGGGACTTCTGAAGAACTTGAAAAATGGTACGATGGCATTTTCAAGAATAAAGAGAAAACAACAGCGGAGCTAGTCTTTTCAGACTCAGAGATTGAGAGATGAATGAACAATTAATACAACAAATTCAAACTTTAATAGCCCAACTCGAACGGGAGAGACAGGCGTTACAAGAAGGTTCATCGGCGTATAGTACCCGTACTAGACAAATCAATGCGTTTGCGTCTGACCTTCAAAGATTAACTGGACAGGCAAGCGCATCTGCTAAAGAAATAGGAAGACTTACTGCACAATACGAGAAGTTCTTTGCTGCTCTCCAAGCTGGACAAAATGTTCAAGTACGCCTTGGTGGTGGGTTTAGAACTAGATCAGGACAATATAACACAGAGTTTACTCCTGGAGCCGCTGGCGTGGGCGTGGGTGGAGCCTACACTAATAACGGCCCTGACTTTGATGCTGACGCTTTTGCCAACATGGGAGGAAACACAAGAGCCTCCTCTGCTGGTGGCGCATTTAGAGTAGAAAGCGACGTAAACGAAGATTTAAAGAACGCTAATGCAAAGGCCAAAGATAGCACAAAAGAAGCTGAAAAACTAAAAGCGGAAAGGGCAAAACGAAAAAAGATACTAGAAGAAGAAGCTAAAGCACGTTACGCCGGACTAGGAAAAATTCTTCCTGGTGGGGATGAGTCTGCCCAAAAGATCGGAGCAAGAGCCGCCGCTTTAGGATTCAAGCCAGAAGATTTAAAATCTATTAGTACAGAAGCTTCTACTGGAATTAGTAAAGTAAAATTCCAAATGGAAACTATGGAGGGTGTATCTAAAAGTGCTACCTTTACTGTAGATAAATTTGGACAGGTACTAGTAGATACTCAAAGAAGATTTCAATCTTTTGGTACAGCGATTGCTAAAGACATTGTAGAATTTACTAAATGGTCAATTGCCGCAGCCGCTGTTTACGTTCCACTTCAAAAGCTTAGTGAACTTACAGAGCTAATGATAAAGAATGAATCAGCCTTGGCAGACGTTACTGTTACCCTAGCAAATTCTACTAAAACAGTTGGCGAGATTTTTGCAGCAGCTAATGATATTGCTCAACAAACTGGTGAAGAACTATCGGGTGTTATTGAGGCTTACAATCTAGCCTATAGAGCAACTGGTCAGATTGCCGATGAAAATGAAAGATTTATTACAACAAATAAGTTACTAGCCGACTCCATTATACTATCAAAATTGTCAACGTTGGATCAGGCTCAGGCGATTGACACTCTTTCTGCCGCTATAAAACAAACCAGTAATGATATGACTAAGGGTACTGATCTACTTGATAAGTGGGTAAAAGTTACCCAAGTAGCCAATGTTGATCTATCTACTCTAGCTACTGGTTTTGCTGTGGTCGGGGAAGCTGCGGATAGTGTTGGTCTAAAGACAGAACAACTAAGTGCAGTTCTAGCGATTATTGCTGAAACTGGTGTAGCCTCTGGTAAAGAAGTTGCTAATACAGCAAGGGCTATGGTTGCTGGTTTTCAAACTGATACCGCTGTAAAAGCTCTAAATTCATTAGG